ATCACCAACAGCTATCGCCAAGTTTGCTAATGCGTAAACCTTTTGCTTGGAACGCTGGGCATCCGTTTGGAACTTCATAGCCACGTTAGCCTTTTCTTGCTTAGTCGCTACTTCTAATGGGGCAAATCCAAAGGCTTGAAGCGCAGCATCGTAACCCGAAACATCTTCTACAATCGGATCACCACGCAGGGTGCGTGCGCCCTCTTCCGTAAATCGATATGCTTTTGCAAAGTTTTTAAGAACAGAGGGCAGCATGGTCTCGACCCCACGGTAAAGTTTACCGTCATTAATTTGATCGACTCCACGCCCTACGTTTAAGAACATACCACCTACCGGGCCAGTTGCTACTTTTAGGGCATCCATAATTGCGCCTTCAGAATCCTCAGACTTAGATGCACCAGCCCCAATTCCGGGGAAGAAACCTAGTAGCGGCATATCTCTAAAGCCAGTACGAGATGCAATATTTGCTCCGGTGAGAGATCCGGGGATACCAGAGACTAAGAAATCTGGGAGGGTTTCCCTAACCTTCGTTGTAAAGTCATAGTATGGATCTTCGTCATCACCGATAGCGTTCATTATGGATTCGACCATCCAGTAGAACGGCATACCAATTACCCCTGACATGGCGGCTGAAGTACCAAGCAAACCAGCCAATCGGTTCTGTGCCAGCGAACGTTCTTCAGGCGTAAACTTGTTACGATTCATAACAATTTGCAAATTACGTCCGTACAGATAAAGCATCATTTGCAAGAACTTCTTGAACATAAGCAACACTTTGGCAGCAGGATGTTTAAACACCCGTGGTGCATTCATGTCCGAATAGTCGCCTTGGGTTTCTACCACCGCATCGTTTGCGGCTTGGACAGCCTTATCGTAGTTCTTGGAACGATTGTACTCTAAGCGGAATGCAGCCAACGCAGTTACTTCCCGGTTAAACCGTTCTGCATTTTGGAACATATAACCTAAAGCAAAGTTAACCTTCTTACCCACTTTCTCTAGCGGCGTAGCATTTTTTAACCCCGTCATGGTCTCAATATCGCCAACTTCTGTAGCCGCAGGAGGTATGACGTTTAAGTCATATAGTTCTTGTATGGCTTTCTTTTCAGTAGCCGACAAGTTATTGTTGGTTTTAATACTAAAGAATCCTTTACCACCGGATATTTCTCCGCCAAAGAAGTCTCTACCCGCCTTAACAAGTTCAGACATAGTCGGATTTAAGCCGTACTTGGGTGCTAGATAAGGTAGGGTTACGCCGGGAGTCTGAAGCAACTGCACCAAAGCGGCTGATGGGTTCGCACCCATGTACCATGCAAATCCTAAATTACCGAGACGGGTTGCCCACGGGCTTATGGTTGGGTTTATAGCAGAGTCAAAATGCTTTTCTACTTCAGCAAGTACCCGCCCCAATTCATCATCCGGATCCTGTTTAATCTTAGCCTTCATAGTTTCAATGGCGTTGTCCATTTCGGACATATAGCGTGCCTTGGGCAGTTGATGCACCACCCTGTCGGCTAACTCACCATAGTTGCGAAGTGCATCACGCTCGTAAGTAGGCGCACCTTTACGGTTTTGGAACTGCCGCATAAATGACTCTTCAGGCAAGTACATCAGAGTCATCTGATATAACTCGTCTTTGGCTTTAGGGTTAACCCTATTACGATCCAGCACTCGCTCTAATTGTTTGAAGAATCCTGCACGAGGGGCGCCTTTGGCTTTGAGTTCTTGGATAGATTCAAACTGTTTGACCCCGTAACCTTTGGCTTTCATCTGTTTAGCAAACTCATCAGCCTGTGCCTTGGTCTCAAACGAATACGGCAATACTTGATCTTCTGCTGTTTGGACATTGACCCAGTTATTGCCAAAGAACATTAGTGGTGCGTAGGGGCCTTTATCTTTAAAAGAATCAATCTTTTTATCAATCATGGCCTTGATTTCGGCCTTAGAGGCAGGGTCTGTTACATAACTTGTAGCCCGTGCAACCATTGAGTCTTTTATTTGGTCAAGGATAAAGTCATTATTCTTGCGGTACTTAGCGTAGAAATCTTTAACGTCTTGTGGGAACGCATTGTAAATATCCTGTAACCGCTTATGGTCGGCTTTAATTGCAGGGTCTTTGTAGTCTGAGTTAGGTTTTAGAACATCTACTTCAAGACGAGAACCCTCATTGATAACCTCGTAGATTTTATCTTTTAGATTCTTATGTGCGTCAATGACTTTATAGAAGTCATTAAGAACGTCAGCGTATTTTTCCCGTAGGGCATTACGATACCCACCCATTTTTTGGGTGGCTTTGTAGTAATCATTTAGTTCTTTTAACCTAGGATCAGAACCATAAATATCTCGAATTTGATTCATGGCTAGGAGAGGCAACATGCCTGTCTTTACTGCACGAGTAGCATCCGCCTTGCTTTTGATGACCGGAACATTTAATGCAGGATTGTTCTTGATGTCATCTAAGATTTTTATGATGTCAGCGGGTAGCGGGTCCCGCCCGTACTTTTTTGGGGTTGTAAACTCCGAAATACTAGTTTCGTTTGGCCTACCCTTCATTATAGAAGTTGGCGTGCTTTGCTGAATTAATTTGCTAAACTGATTTACAGTAAGATCAAAGACAGACTGTGAAGAATCGGGTAGATTAAGTGCCTGACGAACCAGTCGAGTAAAGAACTCATAGACGTTGCGAGCACCTTTAACTAACTTCTCAAACATATTTAGACGACGCTCATCAGCCTTACCGGGTTTATACTGCTTTATCCAATCTGTAAACTCTTTGGTTGATATCTTTTTAAGCGCAGATTTAAAATCTTCATCAGATAGGGCTTCTGCTACAAACTCTAAAGAATCTTTCATGCCGTACTGTTGCTTAAGACTCTTTAAAAGTTTTACATCACCCTGATTACTTGAGATCTTGTCGTTAATGTAAAACTCCATAAACCTGTGCAAATCAATCAAACCTTGTGCAGAATCTTCCCAACGAGCACCTGTGCGTTTGTACTCGGGGTCTTGGATTTTACGTATTTGCCCAACGGTCAAAGAGTGAATAATTTCGTGCAGAGCAACATCGGGTAAATAAACATGATCTTTACCAATTATGATGCTAGATTCGCGGTTGCCTTTACTGTCGAATATATTGTAGAAGTAACTACCACTTCCTTCTGAAGGATTATAAAACACAGGTATTTTATCTAATTCAAATTTAGATGCTTGGGTAGAAATGACTCTTGCCAACCTACCTGTATCTGAATTACCTTCATATTTGGCAATTAGTTTTAGTAACTCGTCTGTATCTAGAGTTGTGCTTTCTGCACGGGCTTTGTTTAGAAATGCATTAGCAAACCCTACATTTGGCTTATCTTCTAAGCGTTGTGCTCGTTCAGAAAAATAAACTTGTATGCCATAGGTATTGTCAAGGTAGTTAAGTGCCTCATCTAGCACCCGATCATCCATAGCAAACTTGCCAACTTCTTTTCGTTGGGCCGCACGTTGGGCGCGTAAGTCAGCAAGGGCACGCATGGTGGCATCTAAACCATACTCATCAACAGACTTCTTGACAGCTACTCCATTCTTCAAATCGTTGTAAGTCGAACCGGTAAGAATGTCGGTTACTTTAGCAATCTTAGTACCAGCAATCTTTTCGGCTTTACGCTGTTGCGCACCGGCTTGTGGGGTAATTACAAAGTCAGGGGCTGGTCCTTTAGCTTCAACATCGGCAGTAAACGTAAGGTACTTGACGTTAGCCAGAGTGCCAGATCCTGCAAACGAGGCTTTAGCGTCAGGGTATTTGACCCGGAAACTGCCAAATAAGTCATCTATGTTGTAGCGTGCGGGAGCAATAATGGCAAACTTGTTATCACCACTACGCAAAATAGCGTATTGATACGCCGTATCAAACGGTGCCCAATCATTAGTTTTTACAGTACGAGAAATCTTTTTGGTCAGTTTACCTTCGGCTTCTTCAAACTCTTTAGCAGTAAGTTTACGACTAAGTTTTTCGCCTTCACCAAACGACCCATCAATCTTCTGCTGTAAGTTCTCTGCAACTTTGCTAGTGCGGGCTATATTTTTCATGACAGGTTGCAAATCTGCGCCCTTCATATCCGCTACACTTTGAATTAGTTGAGCCAACGGTTGTGGCTCCATTTTACGGATGTCTTCAAACGTCTGTACCCGAGTTTTCTCTTCTTCTTTAACCCGTTCTATTTCTTCTTTTTGACGTTTTTCAGCAGCCTTTTGATCTGCTTCTTCCCGTTCAGCGGCTTCTTTTTCTTTCTTACTTTCAATATCTTGCCCACTTAAGCGAACTAATTCATCTGTGTACAATTCTTTAAGTTGCTTAGGACTGATATCGTATAGTTTGGCAAGCCCTTCAAAATCTATATTGCCGTTAAGATCGGTATAGTCACGAACGTTTTGACGTAGTTCACGAATATCATCCTGAGATGCAATATCTCTATTGATTTTCATTACGGCAGTAAATGCCGCCCGAGTCTTAAGCGTAGTATCTTCTTCAACGGCTTTAGCCGCCTGTTCCTTAGACTCCTTAGACTTTTCTTCTTGTGCTTTGCGTTCACGCTCTTGCCGTGCCTCAATTCGGGCGCTATCTTCAGGAAACTGCTCTGCCTCACGACGAGCCTGTTTGCTAAGAACTTTAGTTGTAACTTCTCGCTGCGCAGTACGACCACGCATCTCAACTAATTTACTAGCAAGACGACTACGTTCTTTTCTACTTAGGTTCTTTAAAAACCCTTCAGCCCGGGCAAAGGCTCGGTTTAGTGCAAGGGCAGCAGGGTCAGTTGCTTCAAATTGCGGCTGAATGCGACCCGGACCTTTGACCATAGAGAATAAAGTTGACAAGTCCTCGTCATATTGTGCTTGTTCATTGGGTGTTGCTTTGTCATTGTTAATCTTGCCACGCAACGGACGGATCCGGTCAATAAGAGTTTGCACATCTTCAAGTGTGCGACCCATAGGCAAACGGGTTTCTAATTCGGTGGCTACGCCTTCTTCCCGTGCAGCCTCACCAGCAGCCTCTTGTGCCTTGATCTTTCTGAATCTCTTTTCTTCTTCCTGCTCCGTAGGAGTAGGGAACATATCAGGTTGAACGGGTTGAAGTGCGTCGAATGCAAGTTGACCCTGCTCCAATGCAGGAAACAGCCGCAAGTTTTCTTGTGCTGCGTTATATGCTTGTTCAAGATTTGCTATTCTTTTTTCTAATTCTGCAGCCTGCGCTTTTTTACCCCGCATTACACCTTCAGGTCCAAGGATGGCTGCATACTCACGACGGGCTTTATCTAACTCACGACGAAAGTTCATGGCACGGTTGGTTAAATCCATCCGAACGCCTTCGGCAACTCCTTCATCGGTTAGGTTTTTGCCTTCGTATTGTTTAATCTTGTTGGCTGCAATACCAATAGATTGCAGACCTTCTCGGGTTAGTCCTTCTTGAACAGGCGTTTCAGGCAGTAAAGATGCTACACCAGCAGGCTCAAACAACTCGCCTTGAGCGGTTTCGGCAAAAGGCAACTCAGTCTGTGTTTCTGGGAACAACTGCATCTGACGAGCGGCTTCCTCGTCTTCAGGCATTTGACCTGCTTGCTCGGCAATCTTTTGGTTAACTACATCTAATAGAACCTCAGAACCGGGAACTTGGGTTCCCTGCCGAATGACTTGGTTACGTATATCAATTAGTTCCCCGATAGAGAACGGAATCTTATTAAGTTTGTCGGCAACCTTTGCCGCTGTAGCCTGAACTGCAATATCGGCTTGGGGCACCCCAGCCACAGAGGCTTGAGCGGCTACATTTAACTGCCGAAGATCGTCTTCAAACTCAGCCCTTTGCCGGATAAATTCGGCTTCTTGGCTAGAGCCACGGGTAACTTCTGGGCCTTGAGTAGTAATATCCCCGAACAAATCGGGCTGCGCTTCAGCAAAGACTTGAGCACCTGTCTCTGGGCTAGGCGGTATGGTTGGAGTTACGCCTAACGCTTTAAGTTCTTTTACCCCTGCCTTGGTCGCTTTTTCTGCGGCTTCGCCTTCTTTGGCTTGTTGTTTTGCCAATCCTTGACGGGCTTCTATGTCTTTCTTAGCAATCTCAGCCTGTTCTTTAGCAATTTGTTGTATTGTCTTGGGTGCAGTGCTTGGAGCTGCAGGGGGTTGTACAGGTACACGCGCACGAAGTTCTTGTAGTTTACCCATCAAGTAGGCGTCTACGTCCTCGCCGTTGTAATTACGTACAACAAGTTCTTCAAATAGGTTTAACGGTTCCCCGGCAATCTGCTTATCAAGTACCTTCTCAATGGTTGAGATGTCATTAAACTTTTGGCGGCTACCAGATAGGTATTCCCCAAGTATTTTTTCAGCCTGCCCAAACTGATCTGGATCGGACAGGTTTTTATTAAGCAGTTTAGAAAATGTATTGTCAGCCTTCTTACCCCTAGCGATTCCAAGAGTCTCTAAATCTTCTTCAGAAATAACATTGATGCCTTGCTCTAATTGCTTGGCACGAATCTCTTGTCGTCTACGAGCAATCTTTTCTTCTTCCGTCAACTCGGGGGTAGCGGCCTCAGTAGCGATTTCTTCTGCTGCTTCTTCGGGTTTTTCCGCTGCAGCCCGTTTTTTCATGGCCCGACGGCCTATGGTTAAATCAAGCGCAGACTGAAGAATTGCACCGGCACCGAATCCGTAAGCGCCTTGCTCCCCTAAACCTTCAATAAGTTGTTGGTCGGGTTTATATAAGTTTTTGGAAATAAGGTTTTGCAAGAATCCTTGCGCTACTTCTTGGGCACCTTCTACGCCACCGGTAATTGCGGCGTTCCGTATTAACTGTAAACCCTGATTCATAATTGAACCGGGCATTAATTTCATTGCTCGACCAAACGCTAACTCAATAGGAATGGCTTCTGTAATACCGGTTGCACCACCATAAAGAGCAGCCTCAAGTCGAGTAGCAGGAGCCGCGCCAGCCTCCATTGCCCGTTCAATTTGTTCACCAGCCCCCGCACCCATACCAGTAGCCAGAGGAGCACCGCGACCAATACCACGCGTAGCGGCAAGACCTAGTACAGAGCCAACTGCTTGACCTAATTTAGGAGCAACTTCGTAACCTTCGGTTGGCTTAAAGTATTCAGCCAGTGGTTCTTTTACGTATTTTTGAGTAAGGCCGGTAAGCCCACTTACAACAGGTTCAGCCCCGGGACCAACACCAAACTTCTGTTGTAAAACGTCTGCCGCTGTACCACCAACACCAATAGCAGCCTGCTCTAGCATTCCCCCAGCACCGGGGAGCAACTGTTTACCAAATTCTTTTAACTGCCCAAACGCAGAAGTTTTAGGTTTAGGAGTCAGGAGACCCATCAAACGCCGGTCAATGTCGGCATAGATAGCATCATCAGGAGTGCCGTCTGGATAGGTAAGCCTGCCCAGTGCTGGATCTTCTACGATTCGCATAATTTATTGTCCGGGAACGTCAGTAATCCTAGGTCGTTGCTGTCCACCTTGCCCAACAGCACCCTGAAGTATTGAATTAATAATTCGTTGCTGAACTTCAATTGGTTGGTCCCTAAATTCTTTCTTTAATTGTAAACCCGCAATTTGTTCTTTAGCCGCATCAACCATACCTTTAGCCATTACTCTATCTACATAACCCATTGTTGCAGCATAGGATACATCAGCTTTATACTTATCTAACATAGCCTGAGTATAAATCTTCATACTATCAGCCCGAAGAGATGCTGCCTTATCAAACTTACCAAGTTCTTCGGCACGAATAGCCTTATCAAGATCCAACTGAGCAAGTTTAAATTTATCAGCAGACTCACGTTCTGCTTTGTTGGCTTCTTTAATAGCCGAAGATTTACCTGCCATGGCTTTCATGGCTAGGGGGCTAAATGTTTCGGCTGCACGGGCTGCAGCCTGCGCTAATCCCCGACCTTTAAGAAGTTGTGGGGCGGAAAGAGCCGCTCCTAATAATAATTCTTCTTTAAATGCTTCTTTAGCAGCCGTACGATCAGCCTCAGCACGTTCTTTACCTTCAGTACGAAACTTTTCAAGATCTGATTGGACATCTTTAAGAGACCTAAGACCTTGTTTATCTAGTTTTGCTTCATACATATTACGTTCGGCTATAAGGTCTTCAATACTCTTGGGTTTTAAATCAGCCAAATTAAATGGTAATGAAGGCAAACCAGACTTAGCAACACCGCTGGGACTGCCTGCAGGAGGTACAGCAGCAGGAGAAGGAGTAGGAGCGCCTTTATCCCGTGGAGACGGAGTCGTGAATCTAGAGTCCCCTGTAACACTACGATCAATACCACCTTGTGTGCCTTGCATAGCAGCAATAGGATCAAGTTCAGCAGACGGAGTACCCTGATCTGTAGCCATCAAACGATCAACAAGCGGTTGTCCTAAAGCAGCAGTTGTAGTTAAAGCGGTGGCGTATGGATGCCTTGTAATAAGCCCCATACCCGGAATTTTAGCCACACGGCTTGCTAGTGAAGCAAGCCCCGGACGAGTAGTAGGACCAGCGGCGGCAGGAGTAGGTACAGCAGTAGCCCCGGGAACACCAGCAGGAATCTTACCCGGTGAACCAAACCTATCAGTTACTTGTGGTGAAGCAGGTCCAATGCCAGGACCGGGTGTAGGTGCAGGTTTAATACCTGAACGCATCCGATTGCTTAATTCTTTTTGAGCCTCGGGGTCGCCCATCATTGCCATACGCTCAATGTCGCCAAAAGACAGACCTGCGTAACTAGCAAACGGAGCAACTGTACCTGCACCCCCAAACTGAAACCGTGCGACTCCGCCTTCGGCAAAACCATCACGTCCAGCTTCATCGTCAAAGTTCATAATACCCCCATTAACTGCTGTAACTGGAGCGTTTTGATTTTCCATTGCAGTTAATGCGCCTTCTACACCAGCAGCAGGTGGCGCCATCATGGCTTGTTGCTGTGGTTGAACTGCAGCCATTAAATCGTCTTTAACAGTAGTCTTAGGACCTTCTACAGATTTAGGTGCAGCGCGAATAATATCTAGTAACGCCAGCATTTCGGGTAAGTCACGTTTGCGTTCGGCCTCACTATATTTAGCAAGCAAATCGTCCATGCCTACACCAAGATATGCTTTTTTACGTGTTTCAATGCCTCCCGGCAATCCTAGTTGCATAATATTACTCCTTATGAAGCGCCAAAGGCTTTTGATAAAGCCAGCGCAGGAATGCCATAACCCAAAACTTGTTGTGCAATATTAGGTTGTGCATTGTATTGTGAAGAAGTCGTATTAGCCTGTACCGGAAGTCCACGCAACATGGCGTTGTAAAACTCAAGTTGGCGATACGGATATTCGCGTTGTGCCAAAAAGTCTTGGTAGGATTGATCAAGCCTACGCTGCTCCATTTGTTGTTCTGCATTAGCAACCGATTGCTGTGCTTGCAGCCGTTGTAAGTCTGCAGCCTGCTCTTGAGTACCAAGTTTAGCCAGTTGTTCAGCGCCCTGTAAACCAAACTGACCACCCTGAATACCTAACTGTGCTGCTTGCTGTTGACGTTGGACAGCCTGTGTATACGCGTCTTGCAAACCTTTAGTTTGAATATCAGTTAATTGTTGACCTAAAGCCCTTTCGCGTTCGGTTTGTGCAAGTAACTGTCGTGCGCCCCCATACGTACCTTGGCGAACAGAGCCTAAGTTAGTTGCCTGCTGAATCATGCGTGCATCTTCAGCGGCTTTGCGTTTAGCTATATCAGTAACACTCTGTTGGTATGGAGACATATACTGCTGATATGCCATTGGATCCATACCTTGTTGAGCGGCCCCCATACCAAGACCAAGTGCTCCTTGAGTGCCTGCCTGTCCTTGGGCAAAACCTGTTGGGGTTTGCATCCCCATAGTTTCGCTAAAAACTCCTTGCTGACCGGGAGTAAACCCAGCAATACGTTCGGCACCATATGGTTGGTAGGCTTCTTGAGAGAGTGCTTCCCCTCGTTCAACCATCCGTGTGTAATATGGTTCAGCATACTCAGGCAGGTTAGTTGTATAGGTCGTAGACTCAGATGGACCACCACCACCGCCGCCGCTATCGTATAAGCAAATTTTGCCTACAGCGTTAGGTTTAAAGGCGTCTAAATTGCCCGGTATCCACCCGGCTTCTAGAGCCGCATAATTATTGCGCATATTCAACCTCTTTACGTTTCATCCAACGTTCTGCTTCAGATTGTAAAATCCCATAAATCAACATATCTTTGTTGCCGTAACCTTGACGCATGATGCCTTCACATACAAATCCAATACTTTCTAGCATCCGACGGGCTTTCGTGTTTTCTGGTTGAGTACGGGCAGTTACACGAACACAGCCTAAATGGTTAAAAACAAAATCTGCTATTTCACCAATGATTCGTTTGTTTAGCCAATATTTAGCCCCATCACTTACACCACCAAAATATACGTTGGTGCCATCGTAATCAAATAAAATTACAGCACCCAATAACTTCTTTTCGTTACCAATACCAATTGTGTAATACCATCGTGGTTTGCCATTTTTGACCGGCATTCTTTCAAGAATCCAATCAGAAAAGTCGCAACCGTGAATAGTTCTAAGCATAGGACTTTTTCTTTGGCAAATAATTATCCGGATTAATTTGCTTTGGTGGCCTTGGTTTTCCTGTCTTAGCCTTGTCTACCCGCTTCATAAACTTATCTAGTTTATTAGCGCCTTTGTTTATATCTCCATCACCAAGTCGAGCCACGATGTTACGGGGTACATAGGCTTCTTCATTAGACACAAGTGCTTTACGTCGGCCTTCAATAGAAGTTGGGATAGAGTCGCTCATTCCATCACCTTTGCCTTTAATAGGCACCGCACCAAGTTTCTCTTGTAAATACTTTAGTCCCGCTTCCGAACTACCATTGCCTACGCCGTTTACAGTAGAGGCACGTAAAACAAATCCGCCGTCTTCAAGACCGCCGGTCTTATAGGCTTTCATCTTACCCATTTGTCCAGATTTTGACATTTCAGCCATCACCTGAAGAGGGCTTCCAGACTGAACAGGCATCGCAGGATTAGCACCACCCTTCATATTAATCATCTGCTGAAGTTGCTGCATGTAGTCGGTATACCCACCAGACAAACCACCTACATTGTATTTAGTCTGCCCACCGTCTTTTACATATAAAGCGTTTGGCTCGTAGTATGCAAATTCGCGGTCTACAGATGGATCTGGATTTTCTCTAAAGTTCCGTTTGTAAGCCTCGGCTTTTGGGTACTTGCTGTGGTCAATTTCGGGTTTTTTATACGGTTCTTCCTCTTCTTGAGAGGCAAGTAGTACAGAGCCAGCCATTTTTGCTGTGCTCATAGGATCAGCCATAGCGGAAGAACCAAGACTTGAAATGCCTTCAGCAGTACCAAGCCTTTGAACACCCTTACCAATGTCGCTATATGTAGGTCTAAAGTCTGGGGTTCCTAAATTTGCAGGGGCAGCTTGTTGGGCGTTAAAAGCAGAAGTCCCATAATTTTCTGCAGCCAGCCTGTATGCTTCTGTACCCGGCGCCGCGCCGCCTGCTTGTTGGCTAATAAATGATTCCAACTGCCCGGGTTGTTGCGCTGCAAGAATTTGAGACCCGGTTACGTTTGTTGGCGCTATGCTAGGCAATACATCTGCACCTTGGTAACTAATACCTTGACTTAGATCTCCCATGGCTGCAGTTGGTCCCGCAGCATTTAAATTAGCGGCAGTAGCGTTGGCTACCCCTTGTTCAGCCCCCATAGTACCTAGACCAGAAGCGATATTAGCCCCACCATAGGCTCCAAGACCTGCTTGTAGCCCTTTCATTATGTTGCCAGTACGGGCGGTTTCTACACCCCCTACGATAAGCGCAGCAGATGCACCCCCTGTATAAGGAGCCAATGCCGCCCCGGCAATCATGGGTAGAAACCTACTAAAACTAAAGGCTTCGGGTAAACCCGTAGATGGGTTAACTGTCAATTTTGTCCCGTATTTGCCGCCTAGATACTGAAGTCCGGCAACTTCTTTAGGGCTGACATGCATCAGCATTGTGTCGCCATAGCGACCCTTGCTGGCAAGTTGTTGAGCGGTCTGTTTATAGTTCATATCGAGATTATCCTGAATTTGTCAAGTCAAGTCTACGGGTTAATTGCGGAAACATAGGTTATAGAGCCAATTGCCGACGGTATGGCTGGTCGGGCATAGGGAGTGGTTTGAACTGGGTCATGGAGCATATAGACCCCATCGGTTGCTGGAGAAGTGGCGTAGGCTTGGTCAGTAGCCCAATACAGTTTTATCTCATCGCCCACTTCAACCTCAAAAGTAATTTCAGAGTAGGCCGAAAGGTAACTAGGAACACCTGCACTTTTACGGGCTGGTACAGAAAATGTTGTAGTTGAATTTGATACGTCTACGTTATTTACTTTCATCCAAACTACCGCATCGTGAACAGCATTACCAGTATTAACAAGTTGTAGGCGATACGTAATTTTATACACCCCAGCCACATCAGCCGTAGCCGACCCGGGCGCATTAAGCGTCCAGAGATAACCAGAATCTAATGTATTCCATTTAACCAAAGTAGCCGTATTGCTTGCCGTGGCTAACTGATCTGTAGAATCTGATGCGGCTATGTGGGGAAAAGTGATGCCATTACCACCAACCCCGCCATTTAAAGCGTCAAGAATTGTGGTTTGGAAGTAATTATCTAGTAGATTAAAGTAAAGACGCAAAATACGAATTAAATCCGTATCATATTTTTGATCATATTCAATTGGAGGTACAGGTAGCGCGGGGGCTACGAACTTCTTACCAATCATCGCTTACCATCCGGGCGAACATCAATACGTGGACTACCTAACTGCCATTGAACACCTAAGTCTGTGGATTGAATTTTGAGCGCCATCTGACGGGCACGGGCACGTACAAATACCTGATCCGTATATTGACCTACTGATGTTTCAATTACCGGCTGGCTATCAGCAGGATCGCTAGTAAATGCAGAACCCGGAAAATTACGAGGCCGTATCTGTAGAGTTACCTCAGCGTTATTAGCCGTAGAACCGTTAAAGTTAACGTCTGGAATCATTCGTCGTGTCAACATAAACTGTTCACCATCTTCTAGATCAATGTCTGAAGACTGAATATAAGAATTCATTGGCAAAACATCATCATTAACACCAGACTCATGGTTATATAAATAGCCTGTAGTTGAGTTCTGTGCAGTCGATACTGCTTGTGGCAATGGTCTTAAGGCGCTATCTAACCAAGCCGTGCGTTCAATAGTTCCGTAGTACCAGACTCTTTCTAAATGGTTATAAACCACATACCGATCATTCCAGTTAGATTGGGCACTTGGATAGAACCACCAGATTTCGTTATAACCCTCATTTGTTCCACATACGATTTGATCCGCTTGGTTGTAGTTTAGATCTAAAAATACATAGTTACGTAATGTACAAGGCAGCGTCTCAACTCGACCTGAGTAAGCATAGAATTTATCCTGACCCATCCAATAAACTACGTTATTTGCGGCTACACAACATCTTGGGCCAATAATTGATATGTTATCTGCTAGTTCTTGTAGGCTAAATACATCTGTAGTACCAGTAAACTGTAGCGAATAAAGATTTGAGTTAGTCCAAATTAAAATTTCCTGCCGTGTAGCAAGAGCACGAATAATTTGTGAACCTCGTGAAATTCTTAAAAATCCCGCAGAGTTGGTAGGTGAAGGCGTCCAGTTGCCCGGATCATCCTGATTAGCCCACCTAATAAGAAGGGGATCAAAATCAGCCACACTAGTAGAACCATAAGGCACACACCCAAAAGCGAGAAGATGTTTATCGTTCTGTGATACAAGAATTTGCATGGCTTGGACGGGGACATCAGTTGCTCCTGCTAGGTCTTCTAAAAGAAAAGCCGGTGTAGCCAAGGCTGTGCTTGGGTCTACCGAACTACCACGTTCCCAGTAATAAATTGGTCCATCACGGTAGTTCATTACTAAGTCGTTATCAAAGTTATCAAACCACCAATCTCGTTGTGGTAAAAATACAGGCTCTACAGAACCAACGCCCCAAGCACGAGACGGCGGATCTCCACCCCAGACACTTGTACCCCAACCATAACCAGCCGTTAATGCCGCATTGCCGGGTTCAATTTGGAAAGTAACGTTTATTGATGTACCACCGGCACTGGAAACGGTCGCATTAGCCGACGTAGCAACCGTTACGCTAAAGGCATTGGCATTAATAACTGTGGCTGTGTGTTCGGCATTTATTTCTGTTACTGGGATACCCCCTATATTTACCGGAGATCCTGAACCTGCTACTCCAGAAATAGTTACATAGTCTCCATCTGCCGCCCCATGAGCATCAATAGCCACAATTACTACAGGCGAGGTATTTGTAGTAGATATGCAGTTATCTGTATCAGGAGTGGCAAAAGTTGCCCTTATTGGGGTAATGTCATAGAAGTTACCACCAGCCTCAATATAAACTTTTAAATTTGTCCCAATGGCTAAGAAATTATCAGTAAAGGATGTAATCCATCCAAACATCTGACGGCACACCCCAAGAAAAGTATTTTGACCCACCTTTAACCAGCCGCCAACCTTTTCAGGATAGCCAGACCTAAACCGAATCTTGTCGCACTCGTACCAGCCACCCTCGTTTGAGTAGTTGGTCTGATCCCGGTTTATCCCCGGTTTAAATTGAAGTTTTATAAATGGCATGACGTACCTTCTAGGCTACAAGCCCCGGCAGATATACCGTTTTACCGTCCCGCTTAGTAGCAGTCAAGTTCTGCTTCTTTAAATTAGCGGGGTCGTAGGAAACATGCACCCAACCCGAATCTGGCACGCCGGGGGTGTAGAACTCAAGGATTAACTGGGTGTACTCAAGGTTGTCCATAATCCACACGGCTAAGTCCGCGTTGGCAATACCGGGAATCTCAATGTCAGCGGCTTGTCCTTTACAATGGTCGGACGTTTTGGAGCCTCCCACCTTTGCGTTGACTTCGGGATGTCGGAACCCTGAGTTGACCTTGACTCCGGTTTGAAAGTGGTCACGGACGGGCTGGAGTACCTTTTCGCAGAGTGTTTTAAGATTAGCAATCTCAGCCTCCCCCGGTGTGTTGTCCATATCATGCCGCAGTGCAGTATCAGACTTCACCATCTCGGCAAGAGAAAAGTTAGCGGTCAAGTTCATTTCTTGGCCTTCATATCCATGATCTTCTCAAGGGTGCGCCCACCAAAGTAGAACGACATAATTAACATCCCCCACTGGCCCAAGAGTTCTACATAGTTATTGTTTACCTCAATCTCCCAAGCGGACATCATCCCAAATACGGTGTAGGTCAGCAAAATAAAGATTAGCGTCATAGGCCGGATGTTCTTAGATAACCATGAGTCCGACTTCATATCGGCTTCAGCCCGTTTGGTCAAGTTATCCTGCTCATTCATGTCGGCTTGGAGTTTGGCAAGTTCGCCCTTTTGTTGCATCTCTAAAAGCATAGCCTGCGCTTTGGCCCGTGCCTCTGGGTCAGGCAGAACCTTGTCCAGAACCTTTTCCCCTATACTTAGTAATGCGGCTATAGGTAACATTATTTCTTACTCCTTGAAAGCATGGTTGCGGCGATATTAAGCATCGCCCGGGTTTGATCTAAATCAGCGGGAGGAGTTGCCCATCCCACCGTAATCTGTCCTATAAACCGGCTAGGCTCAGGCGGGATACTGATTCGACACCCAAACCGCATACCCTTATCTATATACCAAAGGCCAATCTCTGACTGTGCTGCCTTGTATTCACTGCATGGTACGTTGCCTGCCATGAGGTCTACTACGTCCTGATTATTGGATTGGTTAGCGGTAAAAAGTCCTACATCCAACCCGTCGTTAGTCTTGTCCCTACCTTCTTTGGTGTATGCCCGATACTGCACTCGGGTTCCAAGCAGGGGGTTGACCTTAAATATCGCCACGGTAGTAGCACTCGTGGTCTTAAATATGTGGGATACGGCATCATCCACACGGTCTTCAACAATCTCGGGGAGTTTCTGGCTTTCCTTATAGGTGCCTACGATTAAGTCTTTGTTGTCGTACAGCATCCAACCGCCAAAGGCCAGCACCGCCATGAGAATCAGGGCAAAGAGTTTAAACGGCGAGTCAACATACGCCAACACTTTAGACAGCGTGTCGTTAGCGTTTAGTTTCTCAGCCATTACAGATGACCCTTCATAATGTAATAAATTGTAACCACCAAAAACGCCAGCATCACACAAATAATCTGCAACTCCCGCATCTTCGCTACATCCCTGCCCAGTGCATCTTTACTTTTGGCATAACGGGCAATCATGTCCTCTTTAATCTTCTTGACCTTCTCAAACTCTTCTTCACCTTTAAAGTGCCCAAACTGCTGAACCAGAAAATCTCGTACTTCTAACTCCATGCGGCGTATCTGATCTAGCCTGCGCCATTCCGCCATAGCGGTCATGATTGTTATTTCACCTTCAGTATTCTTACGTACATTCTTAAAAGCATGACGGGCTTTGACCTCCGCCATACCAAAATTCTGAATCGACTCAACGGCTGAACTTATCTCCTTACCCGATTGGATAGCAGATTTAATGCTCTGGGTTGCCGCCTTGGCGGTACCGATAATCGGATCTAGATCTGACATACATTATTTTCCCCAGACCGTAGCCCCAGCCTTTGGTACCGAAGTTGCCCAGATTGATACAGACTGCTTTAAACGAAGCGGCGCACCACAATCAGAGCAGGTATCTGCCTCCAACTCATGCTCGTCTAAGTCGTATCCACAAGAGGCGCATACTTGTGTGATTTCGGTTTGAGGGTGCTTAACGCCATCAATCTTTTGGGCTTCAAATAATCTTTTCATAGTTATCCTTAAACGGTTGGCCCGTTAATTGTTCCAGTCACGATGTAGTTAACCAAAGAATTTCCAGAGATAGAAGTACCGGCTGCACCGCCTGCTCCCCCCGCACCTCCGCCTGTCGAACCTGCTGTACCATATCCACCACCATTACCCCCGGGGCCTGCACTTGGGCTACCAATAGCGCCGCCTGTTCCAGCCGTTGTAAGAGTTCCAGCAGTACCGGGTGAACCTGTTCCTCCGCCACCAAATCCAGATACTCCATTACCACCTGAGCCATTTCCTATACCACCACCGCCACCACCACCCCCTGTTCCGCCACCGGGGTATGCAAATGAACTACCACCGCCACCACCGCCACCACCACCAGCGATTCGGTTGTTATTGGTTAGATTTACGGTAATTGTTGTAGTTAATGCATTACCACCCGCAGTTCCTGCAAATCCGGCAACAGATGCCGTCGGGGGTGGGTAAGGACTTCCACCATTACCACCATTACCGCCCCTGCCTAAGATGATCCCATTGTTAGTTAGATTAAGGCGGCTACCTGAAGGGTATGAAGTTCCCGTTGTAAACGCAGGGGTCGATGTTGAAGCTGAGTAGACCGTAACCCCATTATTAATAGTCACATAAGCATCGAGTGGCGTTATTTGATTCCAGCCAGCCGCAACAGCCTCAGCCCTAAGATTGTAATTTATATAATTTGAAGAAATAGTCGCTGTAAATTTAAAGAAACCCCTAGCCGTGAGACCAAAGCCCCTAGCCGCTGCCGCTCCAACTGTACTAAGAACTGGCATCTTTAATCCTTACGCAAACTGAGACAGGGACGCAAAAACAGTAAATGTTGCATTTGCGGTCTTAACAATTGTGTAACTGTAGACATCAACCCCGCTGGCATTGCCCGCAGTCGGTGCAGACCCACCCTGCCATTTTGGAGTAACCGAACTACCGTCAACCTGTACAGCAGAGTTATAGTAAGCAACTGTGGTTTGGGTGGCAAAGAACACTACCGTCATTGACTCACCGGTACTCATAACTGAGTTAAGCGACGTAGAGCCGTCACCCCGGAAGTTCAATGTCCAGTTGCCTGTAGAGTTAAATGTGTAATACAGGACGGATTGAGTAAGGATGTCGAAGTTAACCGTACCGGTTGCCGCAGTGCCAGATATTGTGACCTTCTCTTTAATATTCTGGGTTTTAACAGCGGCTGTTGTAGCCGAACCAGAAAAGGACTGAAGTTCTGTAAAAGTTTGGGCTACGTTAGTAAATACTGCATTTGCGTTATAAGCCTGTACATTTACCCCAATCTCAAGACCAAGGGCTGTACGAGCCGCCGATGCAGTATTACTCCCGGTTCCACCAGATGCCACGGGAAGTGCCGTAGCAAGGGTTAGATTACGTAAGTGAGTGATTGCATCCGTACAATCAGTGCCATTGTTATACACAAACATAGTCTTACCGGCAGGGACAGCAACCCCGGTTTGTCCTGATACTTTGATTGTGATGGTATCGGCGCAACCGTTGTTTACTATGTACAACTTTTCAATGGCTGGGACAACAAGATCTTGAGCGCCACCGGAAGTACCAACTAGGTTTAAACGGAGGTTACGAGCCGTCTGGCTTGAGTTCGTATTCGTAAGAGTCAGGGTCACAGTGGCACTAGAAAAGGTCACATCAGCCGACCCAGTAATGGCCTCTTCTATGGCTGTCCCTAAATTAGTATTAGTGACCGTACCCCACGTCGTGGCGTTTTCACCTGTGGTCATTAATTGAATTTTTAAATTACTGTATGTACTAGCCATGTTTTGTCCTTATGTTGGGATTTGTACCCAAAGTACGGTATTTCCGTCATTTACCTGCACCCAGTTGCTTGTCTGGGAATCGTTCACATTTTGCCAGTTAGGGGTCTGATTGTCATCTATCAAGCCCCATACGAGGGTTGAAGAGACGGTACATTGGGCCGAAACCCCTGTTGGGAATACTTTACAAGTACCCCTTGCAATAACTGTTACGTTGTCTATATTACAAACTGCTATAACCCCAGACACCACGACATTGGCATCGGCTTGAGCCTCTTCCTGACCCAGAGCCGTATCGCCCTGAACCCCAGCCGGGTAGACCCAGCCTTTGCCAGACACCCCAACCGAATTAAGCAGCCCTGAACCCTGTACCCCGGTTACATATACCTTAGTTTCTGTCGCTACGTCTTCTTGACCAAGTTGGGTCTGGCCTTGGACTCCGGTAACAAATACGTTAACCCCAGCACGGCTAACAACCGTCCCTACCTGACCCGTGCCCTGAAGCCCAAATACCGGCGCATTAGCCGCCCCACGGACTTGGAAGCCATTACCCGTATATACGACACCAAGACCGCTAACCCCGATGAGGTTTACAACAGCACCACCTTGTTCGTCGGTATTGCCAAGGGCGCCTGTAGCCTGAACCCCAGTTAGGAAGACATTAGCCTTACCCCTAACGGTAGTCGTCCCTACCTCACCCGTACCTTCAACGCCCGTTACGTTGACACTAATGCCAATACGAACGATACCTACTTGGCCCTGACCCTGAACCCCAGTAACTGTGACATTAGCCTTAGCGGATACAGATTCTTGCCCAATCTCGATAACTGCCTGAACACCTGCCGGGGTTGAGTTTTTGTCAGCAGAAACACCAACTGCGTCTACAAAGGCAGTAGCAACAACCCCCGTTGGGTATACGTTAGCCTCACCTACAACCGAAACGGTGCCAGTCTGCCCTGTGCCCTGAACCCCGGTAACGGTGGTATTGATGTCGCCTGATACATCTGCCGTACCAACTTGGCCTGCGGCCTCGACCCCGGTTACAAAGACATTTGCTTTGCCTGTGACGGTTACAGCGCCAACAGCACCGGTAGCCTCAACCCCAGTGACATTTACATTAACGGGTATTTTTATTACGCCGACATCTGCAAATGGCGCACCCGCAAAAGGGAAGAGGCCAAACATTTTTTAGGTCATTTCAAGGTAGCGTAGCGATAAAAGCCTGTGCGGCTTCGGGTGACATCACATTACCATCTGCGTCTTGTAGTTCTGCGCCTTCTAAGATGTCGGTTTTGAAATGTTGGTAGTCTGTGTTATCTGGAGCAAATGGGATGATTGCGTTGTCGAATATTCGTTTTGTACACGAAATAGTCCCACTAGAAAACATTGGCGTTACAAGTGCGTACATTTTATAACTCCGCAGAAAGACCAACATAAGCGCTGGCATTATTTAGTTGGAGTTGCCCCATTACACCAGCAGTCCCAGAGACGTTTGTATTATTAAACGCCGCAATACATCTTGTGTTAGCGTTTGACCCAAGACCGTCAAATCCATTAAATCCATCAGAGGCACCAGCCCGTTCAATAGCAAAGTAATCTGTTCCAGTTCCTTGAAAAAGTGTTGGCGTTCCTCGCATTTCAACTGGCATAAAAAGTTGCATAATAATTTGAGAACTTGTGTAATAAAATCCGCCATTACCAAAACCTTGATTATTACCTTTTGCTAGCATTTGAAAATACCGTTTACACAATATCAACTCACGCCCATAGTCTCTGCGCTCAAACGGGGTAGCAACAGAGCCTACTTCGAGTTGTACGCCTGTGATGTAGAAGGTTGCTCCTGACGTAGCCACGATAGACTGACACCCGCTAGCACCCCAATAAGTTGCACCTGCCCATGCTCCAGCGGTTCCAACTCTACTTGTTCCACTACCCAAGTCAAAGTTTAAATAAATACCTACACCTGTGGTCTGCGTCCAACTACCGCTCGTATCTCCCGGAATTGTTACTGTTTCGTATTCCCAAGTGTTTGCAGCGGAAATTGTAAAAGTAAATGGGTATGAACGATTAGCCGCATTGTTAAATACTGAGCCACCAAAGGTTCCAGTTTTACTTGAGTAAATCCAAAAACTAAGAGTTACCGATTTTGCTGAAGCCGTACCCCATCTTAAATCTTGAACATTATTACCTTCAATATGTTGTGCTAAAGTAAAAATATCAGTTGAAGATGCAGAGAAAGAGGATGTAGATGTAACACCTAAGTAATTATTAAATCCTGTTGTTGCAAGCGAAGCAACAGAACCAGCGTTTTGTTGAACCGAAACTTTACTTGCTTGTGTTAAACGAATACACCACCTATCAAGCGTGTATGTAGCATCAGTAGTAGGAGTAACGCTAGCACCAGCATTACGCTGGTCAATCATCATATTCCCGTTAATTAGGCGGTTACGAAAGCCTTGCAGACTATCCGCAGTAGGGGTCATGCTGTTTATCGTAGCGGTATTGCCACCACTAGCGTCTGTGACTGCGTTGACCTTTATCTGGCTCATTTTGGAAACCTCGTTTTAACTTCATCAATCGCAGTCTTCCATGCCTCTAGGCCACCGTGGTAAAGAAGGTCAAACTGCTCGGCAAAAGATGGGTACTCCGCACGGCGTAATTCTTTGTAGGCTTCTGGGTCTACCCAAGCATTAACTAATGCCATATCAATCTGCACCTGATTACCTTGGGCATCAAACGCACCGGCGTCGTCATCGACTGACACTACATTAGGATAAAGAGCATAGATTGCTTTATGGTTCATGCCGCAATCTCCATAACTGTAATATGTGAAGAAACAAGGAAAGCGCTATCCGAAGCCCTAGTATTGACCGCCGCCGTTCCTGCCCCTGCCTTAAGTTGAATCTTGTAGGTTGTACTTGAAGTAGTTGCCGGAGAGTCTAAATACGAAATTGTCGAGCACCAAATTAAATTTACCGTATCCGCCCTTGACCCACCAAATCCATCTGTACCGTTACCTATTGCGGTTGAATCCCTAACCAACTGAACCCATACGTTATTAGTGGTAACAGAGATTGAATGTTGCACTGCGGCAGTAACTAAAATTTTGCTTGTTGCGGAAGACGGTGTAATTGCAACTGACAGCCCAGTAACATCAGTAAATGAGGTACTTGTAGTTGTAAAAGCGTTTGTTTTGGTCGTACTTAATACCTGCAACACTTTGCCCAAATTAGACGAAGCCGTAGTCAAAATCGTGCCGGTATTCGTTGGCAAAGTCAGCGTGTAGTCCGTGTTTGTATTGGGCGCCGCTATGGTCAGCGTTCCCGTCCCGCTTGCGTTGCCTGATATTTTTACGAGACTCATGCTGTATATGTCCCTGAAGAAGTAAATGTGTGGTAGGTATATCCACCAGTAGTTACAACAGTGCCGCCTGTACCTTTTTGTGCGCCTGCATAGCGAATAATCACAATTCCAGAACCACCGGCTTTACCAGCATTTCTTCCAGTAAGTCCACTAGCAGGGGCCTCTATTCCGGTGCCACCCCCACCGCCACCGCCTGTATTTGCAGTACCAGCCACATTGTCGATTCCGGGACTATTTGAAGCGCCTGCACCGCCACCGCCTAAGCCTCCAGCACGTTGAACAGAGTTACTACCACCACCTCCTCCGCCAGCGTAATAACCAGATGCTCCTGTTGATGTTGCTGTGGCCCAAGTCGAATAAGTATTTAAACCAACACCTCCGGCAGTACCATAAGGGCTGGTATTGGGAGCGTTTGCTCCAGCGGCTCCAGCACCACCACCACCGGCGCCGTAACCTCCATCTCCGCCTTTATTACCTTGTCCGGAAGTTCCAGAACCGCCCGCAACTCCTTCATATCCTGAGCCACCACCAGAACCACCGGATGCTCCGGGAGCCGCACCACGACCACCACCGCCACCACCACCAATAGCAGTAAGAGTTGTAAATAATGACCCTGATATTGATGAATTCACCCCATTTGTTCCTGTACCACTAGTAGACGTAGCACCAGCACCTCCAGCGCCAACAGTTATTGTGTATGCGCCTCCAATATTTACAAGTGATGACGCCGTATATAACAATCCGCCAGCGCCCCCACCTCCGGCATACCAACCTCCTCCACCACCGGCGCCACCAGCAATAATAATAGACTCAACCGCATACGCAGGAGTATTTGAAAAATTTACCCAAGCAGAGTTGGTTGCGTCGTACCACTCAGGGTTTCCGGTAGTAGTATTAAACCCCATCTGACCCGCTGTTGGACTAGATGGGCGAGTTCCTGTTGTCCAAGTGGCGTTTGCAATCCCCGATGTACCATTTAATACAATACTCATATCACACCACCGTCCAGACTGATCCCGAAGGAACCGTTACGTTAACCCCAGTTGCAACCTCAATAGGGCCACCACTGATGGCGTTGTTGTTCGTGCCAATCGTGTAGTCGGCTGAGATTAACTTGGCGTTCTCAAAAAGACCAAATGTTGTGATATTGCCTCCACCGCCACCAATTGCACCCCATGCCGATCCGTCGTAGCCCTCAAACTCGTCAGAGTCATCGTTAAACCGGAACATACCAGCAGCAGGCGCTGAAGGCCGCTCGGCTAGGGTACCCACAGGAACCGTTACGGCCCCAGTTGAATTTAATGTAGCGTTTTGATTAGCATCTATCGTAATAGCATTAGTGCTATTCGTCTGAATGTTCAGGATATTAGCATCGCCACCAGTCTGCTTTAGACCGTCGGTATCTGCGTTAATTATTGAGTTAGCCATTTATCTCTACCCATGAAGTTGTTGCTTCGTCCCACGCATAGTATTTGCCATCTGTTGGGTACGGTACAGGAGGCTCCCATCTGCACGTAGTTTCATTCAATACCCACGACGGGTATGGCTGTGGTTCTATAAAAGCATCCCGTCCTGCGTCGTATATAAGTCCAATACCTGCATAGTTCTTACGAAAATTTCCGTTATAGGAAGTTTGTTTCCAATATGGATAACCACCTGACCATTGCACTAAAAACGCAATCCCCAGATTCTCATGCTCAACACCGTTAGCATCTAACAAATGCTCGTTATCAACTACGTTGACTTCAAGAACTATATTGTTTGCGTCAAGTTTTGCGAAATGAGCCATAATTATGCCTTATGCCGTATATGTTCCGTTACCAGTAAATTTATGATAGGTGTAACCACCACTAGAATAAACAGTTCCACCGCTGCCTTTTTGAGATCCAAGATATCTAAGAATACAAATTCCTGAACCCCCTCCTGAACCATCAGTTTGATATTGGCCTGCTCCACCTCCACCACCAGTATTTACAGCACCAGCCGTAGGGCTTCTACCTCCCCATAATCCACCCTGTCCCCCACCACCAGTGCCACCATTACCGGGAGAACCGTTAAAAGCGGAGCCACCACCACCACCTGCATAAGCCCCACTTGAACCTGAAGATGTAGCACTGGCCCAAGTTGAATATGAAGAACTTCCGGCGCCGCCAGAACCAGCATTTGTTCCACTTACTGCATTACCAACTGCTCCAGCGCCACCTCCACCACCTCCGCAGTTAGAAGAACCACCTCCAGTTCCTCCATTATTACCTTGTCCAGCAGTTCCCGAACCTGCTCCGTACCCAGAACCGCCACCGCCGCCTGAACCACCACTTGCCCCACCACCGTAGTTAAAACCACCTCTACCACCACCTATTGCGGTTTGCGAAAATGCTGTGGAGTTAGTTCCATTTGTTGCAGTATTAGAATCAAAATCTTGCGTTCCACCAGACCCACCACCACCAATTGTTATTGAATACCCTGTTCCGGGGGTGCCAGTTATAGAGCCAGCAACTAAACCTCCGGCACCTCCTCCACCAGCCCAATGTTTTCCCCCACCGCCACCACCCGCTACTAATATATATTCAATAGAATAAGTTGATACAGCGGTAATTGAATTACTTGCCGCACTCGGTGCGCTGGTGCCTACCCCATTTGTAGCAGTTACCGTAAAAGTATAGGCAGTGCCTCCAGTTAGTCCTGTAACCGTAATTGGAGATGAAGCACTCGTTCCCGTAATCCCTCCGGGGTTTGAAGTAGCCGTATACCCTGTAATGGCTGACCCCCCATTATCAGCAGGAGCCGTAAAAGTTATAGTTGCATTTTGAGACAAACCAGCCGTTGCCGTCCCAATAGTAGGCGCACCCGACACAGTCTTAGGTATTGGAAAATTACCGCCAGATACTTGTTGAAGTGCTTGTGTATTCGTAAAAACGCCAGTAGCCGCTCCTGACTTACCACCTGTAGTAGTAGGTCTAGTCTGGTTTACTAAGCCGCCGAACCAACGATTAGACATTAGTTAATTTCTTCCCAAGAGCAAGTTACTACCAAATCATTAGCCGCACTGGCTGTAGCACCAATCGACTTATCTTCTAATAAATAGATACCAGTGCTTTTATCCATAACCACAAGCGTAGAGTCAGCAGGTACAGAAGCCGTCGAGATAAGCGCCGTCCCAGTTCCAGCAAGAGCGGCCTGAGAAAACAACTTAATCGTGATGTCAGCAGCAGAAGTTCCGTCTACGTTAGCAACCACTATTGAATTGATCTTATAGACCTTACCGCTAGAAGCAGCGTTGCTAATTAGAGGCGTAGCAAATGGATCGGCAGTGCCAGTAATTAATATAGACGAAGTGTTACCGTAAATTGCCGTTACGCTAACAATATTGGGGTTTGCCATCTCTATCCTCCAAAGACAATTGCCATCGCAATTGATTTACCTGTTGATACGCCACCAAGATTTGATAGACCCGTAGCCGCCGTGTTTGCTCCAGTACCACCGGATGCCACTGGGAGTGCATTAGCCAATACCCAGTAACCAGCAGAGTTGACTGTAATAGCCGTCGTGCCACCTACCTGAAGTTCAAGTTCGGCTGTATTCCCACCTGTGGCGTTTATACCGTTTACGGTAGCGTTAATAACTGAGGCTGTCATTCTGTTATCTCAATCCATGAAGTTGTTGCTTCGTCCCATGAGTAGCGTTTACCATCATTAGGAGCGGGAATGGGAGCACCCCACAAACAAGTGTCTTCATTAAGAACCCATGATTCATACGGTTTGGGAGGTATGAATGCATCTCTTTGTTCATCATAGGTATAGCCGATACCCGCATAGTTCTTACGAAATGGCGTCCCACCGCCAGAATGAACACCGCCACTGGTATTGTAGGAAGTTCGTTTGCAAGCCTGACCACGGAAAGACCCATATTGGGCTTCCCAATCAAAGTTACCTTCGTCCTTACCTACGATGACTTCCGTAACAATATTATTTTCATCAAGAAAAGCGTAATGTGCCATTGTTAACTCCAAGAAACGTTGCCTGTACCGGCTGTAAATGTAGTAACTTTAAATCCACCAGATGGGCCAGCAGTTGAAAAGGTAAGTCCACCACCCGGGTTGGAAATAGTTAACGTGTCTGGATATTTAATAATAACTACGCCAGAACCTCCGCTACCACCGCTTCGTGTGGTTGCGCTACCCGCAGTACCGCCAGATGATCCGCCACCACCACCGGTATTTGTGGTACCAGAAGTTCCGTTAACTAAGTTTCCTCCACCAGCGCCACCACCTCCTGCACCACCGGTTCCACCAGTTGGATTATTGTATGCACCGCCCCCGCCGCCCCCTGCTCTGGTTACGGAAGATCCCGTAATTGAGGATGCTGTTCCAGCACCACCATTTGATCCCGCATCGGTGGTTGTATTTGAACCAGCGGCACTTGCACCACCCCCACCGGCAGAGCCGTTTGTTGCAGTTGATCCACCATTATTACCTTGTGATGGTGATGTGCTTGGAGTATTACCAGCGCCACCAGTAGAGCCACCGCCACCAGAACCACCGGTAGCGCCGTTGAACCCCCACCTACCGCCCGCACCGCCGCCTGTTGCTGTAATTGTGCTAAAGACTGAATTTGAACCATTTGAAGCGGCTGAACTGTTCGATGACCCGCCACCACCACCGGCGCCAACTGTTACTGTGTAATTTGTTCCCAAAACAACCGAAACCGTTCCTGAACCTTCCCGATAACCACCTGCGCCTCCACCACTACCGGGAGGATACCCACTTGCACTGGTCTCTCCAGCGCCTCCCCCTCCACCACCTCCGGCAACTACAACAAAATCTACAGGAGTAGGGTATTTAATAAGGTCTAAATATTTCCACTCAGTGCCTATGTAGACTTCGTATTGGGATTCAGTCGTGTTATAGCGAATCATTCCAACAACGGGCGACCCCGGGCGTTGAGCCGTGGTTCCAGATGGTAAATCAAAATATCCGGTGCTGGTATTGTTTTGATCAGATACAGCAGTGGGAGTTACAGATACAACGGCAGGGGCCTGAGAAAGCCAAGCCGTACCATTTGAAGTAATAAGATTGCCAGAAGTTCCCGGAGTAACCGCAACTATTGTCGCCGTGCTATTAGGAAACGTAATAGTCTGATCTGTATTAACTACATCTGAGGTAAGTGTAAGCGTCCCTGTACCAGTTGAAGGGCCAACAATCTGAATCTTACTCATACGATTAACCACCTTTGACCAGTATCAATGGTCACATTTACGCCTGTGCCTACAGTCATAGTCCCTACCGATATACCGTTTTCACCGTCATTTAATGTGGTGTCTTTGGTTACAGTCGTCTTGTTGATGTAGATAGACCCAGTATCGGCAGTTACTCCGCTACCCAAAGCAAACACTGACCGCTCCGAAGGGTAGGTTACAAATACGTCCTTGGTTCCGGCTGAGAAGTTAATCTTTGCCGTAGTACCCAAAGAATTAGACAGCACCACATCCCGCTGAAGATCCGGGCCTGTCGTCTCATACGTGCCAATACCTACTTCCCACTCATTACCACCTTGGAGAGCGATTGTGTAATAGGTTGAGTTGCCGTCGCCAATGACAGCAAAAGATTGATAGCCAGTCTCAGCACCGGCTAGAGTCATATCCCCTACACCGGTGCTTGTGCTTGTCTCTTTAACTCGATCAGCAAGTACGAATGACATAGTTATGCGATACGGATAATGGCGTTAGAAGCATCGTTAGTCGGGAAGATGATTGTGAAATCGCCATCCGTAGATGTCTTATCAGAACCAAAGTCCAGAACGCAGACCGATGCGTTGGTCAGAGTCGTATTAGCGTTGCTGTTTGCCGAAGGTGTGGTGTTATAAATAACCGCGCCACGAGCCGTAACCGTTACGTTAGGGAAGGTTAGGTCGGAAAAGTCACAAAAGCCTGTACCGGTATTGGCGTTGATGTTGGTTGCCGTTACGCCGGTATTGGTAAGTGCAAGACCGCCAGCCGTGTAGTTAGTTCCAGTAACTTCGTTAGAAGTTGTATAGGCTGTGGTATTAGCATCCAAAGAAGCGGACGACGTATACAACGCTAGTTTAAAAACGTCTGCGCCGGTTTGTGCCGACGGACGGAAATCATGCACACCAAGCAGAAGTTCTGCTTTAAATGATGTGGTCATTGCTTGGGTAATTGCCATGAAAGGCTCCTTTACTCGTCTAAAAGTTTAATTAACTCAGGATGTCCTGCGGCCCTGAACTTATTTGCCAGAGTCACATGATGAGTTCTGACGGTTTCTTGCATATAAAACACTAAAACTTGCCGGATCTGATTACGGAATGCTTCGGCTTGATCCCGAATGGCAGGATGCGTCTGAGAGCCAACAGAGATAATTTTGTCCAAAGCCCGCTCCGCCATCTCTTCAGGCGTAAACCCACGCCCCTGCGTAGTTAGAACTCTGACCTGATTGCCCCCTAATAGGAAGGCTACTTCGCTCATGCTGCTCATTTAACTGGGTACCTCGCTTGTTGAGTACGATACATATCCTGACGATTCTTGCCTTCACCAAGTTGTTTCAACATGGCAAGAGCCTCATCATATCGTCTTTGATATTCCATAATTACGTCTTTTTCACCCTTCATGTACGTATACGCTTCCAACAAAGAGCCATACAACAGTACAGAATCAAACTTATCCCCCAACCAAGATGTACCAGCAGTAACAATAGACTGCGGATAATAAAAATAGTGGAGTTCCATGTTGTACGCAAGGTCCGGAGTCGGTCCAAGAATGTACGAGTTTTGGTCAAAAATAGCATAATATTTTGGTGGTCCAACATCGTTTGGATCCGGATAACATGAACGAATAAACTCTACGTCCTTATTTAATAAAAATTCTTGGGTTCCGTTTGTATCAATCCTAGCCAAAGAAAAATTAGCTAACCAGTCTGATGGAACACTTAGGTATTTATTGCCTATTGTTACGTTACCTGTCACGTTCTTACGAAGATCAGGGATTTGGACAGAGTTAAATACGCGCTGTTCAGCCTCTTGAATAAACGTGTTTATCTGTTCGGTACTTGTAAAAGTAGCCGTTCCTGTCCCTGCGGAATCAGTCCAAGTGGTATTTGGAAAGTCGTTCTCGACGTACCCTTTAATCGTCTCAAACAGAGTAGCGTAGTTCACAAATTACCCCATTTTAGTGGTATGCCCACGACCTTTAGTTTGTGCCTTACCGCCACGAGTCATTTGAGTTTGGGTATTTGGCACCGCATTTGGGTACCCAACATTTTCTTTCCCACCCATGTCTGTGGTATAGGTTTTAGGCTGCGTATATTTTCCGCACGGATCTTTAACATCCGCTGAAAAATATTCAAATTTATCGCTACTCATTATCGGCCCCTTCCGCTCGAACGTTGGTTCATAACTTTAGCCATGTTACGCCCATATTTTTTCATGTCTGCGTTAGTTTTACCACCTTTAGCCAAGTTAGTTAGTGGCTTTCCGGGGTGCATTGTTCTTTCATGTTTATGTACTGCTTTCTTTGCATTCATTTATATCTCCTAAGTGATCTGAATTGTTACCGTTCCAGTTTGCCCTTTTCCAACTAAATTATTGGGGGTCAAACCACCATCGTTACCTAAACCTACTGGGTTCCACCCCCACTGGATCTGCCTACTCCCGCCTGCGGGTGTCCCAAAGCCATCAACAGAAGTGCTATTCGTAGCCAATAACTGTAACCCAGTAACGCCGCTTGCCAAGTAAGACGTGTCGCGTCTAGGATTTCTGACGGCTTGGGGGTCGTCAATTGGGTATAAACCAAGCGACAACTGGGGTTGATCTGGGTCCCAGCATTCGGGGCAAACTTTAAGGTTGACATTTTTAGTCTTTACAATCTCTGTACGAAGTTCATGGAGTTGAAATTGAAACCCACACCTGTCGCACATCGCAATCGCAATGCGACCAAGAGTAAATTTTGAAGTCATTAGTACCCACCGCCACCAATGAAGAAATCACGCGGGACGAACCGGATCGAAGCCTTTTCACGGTCTTCGCCAGCAGCCAGATTCCACTGTTCTTCATATGCCAATTTTAGTATTTCTGCCCGTTGCTCTGCACCGGGGATCTTCATTGATAAGTGGTACGCCAGCCCTGCCACAAGGCAGGGGAGCAACCGAAACGGTATATCTTGGGTTCGTACTCCACCGTCACCCGCATCTTGGATTCTCTTTAGCCGCCAATATACAAGTTGATATTGAGTTCCCGGTGAGTTGGGGGTAGGCCAAATATTGACGTTTGGTAAGTAAGGAACAGATATCGCCGCTCCTGTTAGATGCGCTGCAGCAGTGGTTCCCGCTTGCCCACGAATACAGTTTTGTATCTGAGTAGGGGTTTTCCCGGTGTAGTTAATTATTTCTGAACCTATCTGAACATACCCGGTAGAAGAAAGACCGTCTGTAGAAGATAAAGTAATCGTGGTATCCGAAGAAGAAATACCACCATTTAATGTCAAAGAAGTAACGGCAGTAGTGCCGGACTGTCGATTTACCCAAATTTGAATTGGTAAACCTTGAGCAGTTTTATTGGGGATAGACGCATAGGTAGAAACACTAATACGACTAATCGTGATATCAGATTGAGTTGCTGTACTACCCGCATTTTGGCGAATTACATGCTCTAACAAGTCAATAGTATCAACTGGAAGCGGGTACGTCGCTTGTCCAGTTTGCAAGGTAATTGCACCCTCTTCAATGGTCCAGAGATTGATACCCCTGTTTGACCATTCAATAGTCAACAAATTGAGACTTCGACGCGCTGTTTTAAGGTCGTAACCGGTCCGCAGTTCGGCACCGCACCTCTCAAACGCTTCTTCTATGATGTCCCGAAGTTCGAGGTTAAATTCTGTTGTTCCGGAGGTTGTCATCTTACTTTCCTATACGGAGCAACTTTTTTAGCCACCCCTTTAGGCTGGGCGACGAACTGCTTTCCTGCGGCTTTTCCTGCTCGCTTGGCTCGGGTGGTCGCGGCGTACTCTTGCGGGGAGAGCGCTTTGATGGCGCTGCTTGGGAGGTATCTTTCCCCTGTAGCCTTCGGTCCTTGCGTAGAAGGTTTGCCACTTTTAGTTCTCCATTTCTGATCTGTCCACGCCTTCAGACTCTGCTGCGGCTTTTTCAAGTTCGACATATCGTTCTCTTTGCCTAATCTTCCTGAAGTCTTCAGACGCTTCTAAAATCCAGTGAAACACGTTGCCTTCTTTAACGTCGTAAACTGGAAACCTAATCCCTGTACCCACCGCCAGCCTTTTTGTACTGAAGTGCCATCATTTGAGCCTTACGGGCACTCCACTGACCCGGAGCACCCCCCTTACCACCGGCCTTAATACGCTCAAATATGGATTTGCGTAGTCCGGGTTTGGTGTAGTTACCTGCCTCATTTACACGAGACTTACCGCCTTGGGAATAAATAGCAACAGACAAATCCCCGTCTTTTTTCTTGACGGTTTTGGCTGGCTTCATAGCCTTTGGCAGTTTTTTAGGGTTTACTGCGCCCATACCCCGGGATGCACGCATTTAGCACTTTCCGCCGCCCATCATGCGAACTTGCATACCGCGAGTTTTGCCTTTTTTAGCAACACCATCGGCTTGTTTGTGACCAGCAGCCAAACCGCCAGACTTCATCTTCTTCATTCCGGCTTCTTTCATCTCATGCTTGAGCATGGACTTGGGGGCGCCCTTTTTCTTCATAAAGGACACTTCCTTCTTCATCATTGCCTTTGACTCTTTCATGACTCCACCTTCCTTTTTAGTAAACTCTTTGCCTACGGACGTTGGTACGCCCACCTTTTTTGCAAACTTTGGGTTATTAGCCACCGCTTGCATAAACCTTTCCTGCTTGGCTGATACGGTTGGCATCAGACCATCTTCCCACGGGTCTTACCACGTTGAGCACAACCATCAGCACGTTTAGACGCAGATGATACTTTCCCGCCTTTTTTCATATACCCCATTTTGTTTCGTACTTCGGTAGGTAATTTTGAAAGACCGGGGTTTTGTTCTGCATTAACAGGTTTTAGATTATCCATTATTTACCTCGCTTGAATAAGTCGGTCAATTTTTTCTTCAAACTTGTTAAAGCGTTCATCAATATAGCGCTCAAGTTTTTCAATTTCTGTTTTAGTAGCGTTTTCACGAGCCACCTCCAATTTAGTATCATTTAACATCTTTTCCAGCGTATTTAGTTTGTTGTTCTTTTCCCAAGCAACAAACCCTGCCACACCCACCAAGGCAGACAACACACCAGACCAAGAAAATAAAATCATCTGCTCCATATCAGCACTTCCACGCCCGTAGGCTTTTGTTGATACGGCTGTTTGGATCATTAGCGGTTTTGGCACTAGTTAACTTCTTTTTCATGCCTGTCATCCGAGCACAGAATGACTTCTTGCGCGAACCACCTTCGGGTTGCGGAGCCTTCAAACCGGGCTTACCGGGGTTAGCAGCGTTGTACGATGCCCTTCCCTTGGCGTTTAGCCCACCTTTTGGGTTCTTACCTTCTTTGCGTTGCCACGCAGGAGTCTTAGCCATTTAAGCCGCCTTTTCTTTCGGTGGGGCCGCTTTGAGTTTGGGGTATAACCAATCTTCTCCAAAGTTGCCCACAAATTCTTCCATACCCATGTGGCCTAATGTGATCGTGGGATCAACCCAAATCTCATAGCCATATTCACGGACACGATTGCAAAATAAATAATCTTCGCCAACATAACCTTCTGGTACTACGTCAAAATGAAAGAAGGCTTTTAATTTACCAGCCTCAATCCGATCATCTTTGTATTCCCACTCAGGATGGTTAGCATCTAAAGTTTCAAAGACATCACGACGAATCATCATAAACGCAGTAGCCACCTGATTTGCTCGGATAAGCCCCATTTCGTTTAAGACAAGTTCGTCGTTTTCGTCTTTGTATAGCGTGGAAATAAATGTTTTAGCCTTTTTGCGAGCCACTGGAATACCAGCGGCAATACCGCATTTGGGGTCAGAAGTCCAAGCCAGCAACCTAAACAAATCGTTTGCATTGAAATTAATGTCTGAATCAATAAACATTAAGTCCGTGCAATCGCTTGCCATAAAGTCAGCAGCAATAAGATTGCGCGCCCGGGCGACAATAGAGCACCCAGATATATTACTAATCTGGATGGATACCCCATGTTGACCAGCAAGCGCACAAAAATTTGCCATTGAAATAGCAAGTTTTGTAGACAGTTTAAAGTCGTAAGTCGGCAAACCAAGCATCAGTTTGCGACCTGCAACGCTGTAGGACTTTTCTTTTTGCATTTATTATCCGTAAAAAAGCGTTATTGAGGTTGTATTAGTAACAGTACCGTGCATCGTACCTGTTTTAACTAGAATACCTTCTCCCGGTAACGGGATAATGGTGTATCCAGCCGTACCACTTGCAGCGGTTTCTACAGTAAGCACAATATTGCCACTAGCCCCACCCTCACGAATAACGACAGTACCAGCACTTGCACCATTAACCGCATACACGGTTTTAATACGATTACGATTGATGTCGTAATTATTTTGGTCTTTAAAATTGCCTGTGCTAGTCAACGGTTTTGTCGCTAGTACATCATATTGCATGGTAGGCATTATGGCCTCCTATTAAGCGCTTTGCTGACCAACTGTAGGATCTGCCACAAAATATGTGATATATCCACCAACAGTACCCGCACCTGAAGTGTCAATTGTTACGGTTACATATGACAATGCAGAAATAGCGGTGCGAGTTAAACCAGAAGTGATAGAACCAACAGCAGCAACAGATAGGTTATTTGCAATAGCTGCACCGGTAACAGATCCACTAACATAGTTGCGGGTTCCGAGGTCTACAGAACCAGAACCTGCGTCATTAATTTCTACAGACAGCACAACTGCGCCTGCAGGAAGAATCAGGTCAGGAGCACCTGTAGTAGAAGAAACTTTAACATTGGTGGCGGTAGCAACAGATGCGTCAGCAATATAAAACTGAGCAGCCATAACGCCAGAACCACAATATGCGGTGCGAGTTTGATCCCCACCGCCCGAACGCCAGATACTCTGGGTAGTTGAAAGTGCCATGTTTATCTCCGTGTAGTAGCACGACTCGTTACAGGTTCTCTACTAAGTCTGCTAGGTCAGTACCTGTAACTAAAAATCCTAGTCCTTATAGTGTAATACCAAAAGGGGGGCTTGTAACCCCCCTTTTGTTTTATGCACCCGGTGAGCCAAAAATACCGAGCGGATCAGACCAACCGAACGAATAACGCTCACGAGCCTTATAACGTACGTTACCGGTGTCAAAATCTCCATCCATTGAGGTACTCATCGGAGTACGGATGAAGTGCTTCAGACCGTTGGGAACGTCCGTCGTCAGGAACCATGCGTTCGTATCCGTCAAGAAGTGGTTAACAGAGTAACCCTCGGGGATAGAACCATTGTTCTTCAGAGCGTTGATGTCGTTGTCGTTTGTGCCAACACGGAGTTCAGTCTCCAAGAGGCGGGTTGCAACGAACATCAGTGCGGGGGGAACAACCAATTTACGCGGCTTTGCAGCAATTAGCAGGCCGCGCTCGTCCGTCCAAGCAGCGATCTGAATAACAGCGGCCTCAAGGGAGGTCTCATTCAGGTCAGCAGGAGTGGAAGGCTCGTTGGAGTTAACACCGCCAGAAACAAGGGGATGCGAGGTCGAGAACAGTTCAACGCCGTCACCACCGGGGTAGTTAGAGTTGAAACCATTGTTCAGGATGTTTGCAGCCTTAACTTGCTTGGTATATGCCATAGCACGGGCCAGAGCCTTGGTATAACGAGCCGAAAGGCTGTCATACAGGTTGTCCTCAATTGCTTCTTCAGTAATTGAGAAGCCCAGAGCAATCGTCTCATGGCTGTAACGAGCAGAAAATGCTTCCTGCGCGTTGTCATAAGAAATAGCCTGACCTTCGTTCTTTACTGGAGCGGCGGAGAAGCCAGACAACTTGACCTCTTCCTCAAAAGAACGCTCAGAGGTTTCAGTTACGAAAATCTCTTTGTGCTCTTCACCATAGCGACCATACTCCATACCAAACAGAGCATTAAGCCCCGGGAGAAGTTCTTTTAAAAGTTGTGCGCGTGAGATAGCCATTTAATTGCTCCTTATGCTACGGCATCGGCAGTTGTATAAGTGTGAATGCCAATGTTAAATTTGACAATCACTTCCGTATACGAGCCGGATGCGTTAACAGTCTCAGGAACAACGTCAATCACACGCAAAGGCAGCGTAGTGGCTGTGCCAGTTGTTGCAAGAACTGCGACTTTTGAATCACCAGTAACAGTAGAACCACTATTCTGGACCAGTTCGGCGTTCTGACCAACAGCAGCGCGAGTTACGCCACCGATAGTCGTACCAGTCGAAACAACAGCAGCCTGATACAACTGATCAGGATCATCTTGCACGTACGCATAAGTAGTCGAACCCGTAATTGGGCCGTCATAGAATTGAGCGTAAGTGGGTTGCTTAGTAGTGGGGTTGACGTATGTAACGCCAAGGAACACACCAACAACATCAGCAGCGGTGCTTGTGGTCGTCACCTTCTCAAGATTACCGGCTGTGTTCAGGGCTACTACGTCACCATAGAAGATGTCAGTAGCGGAACCAGAGGCAATCGGGATTTGGCGAGTTTGACCAGCGTACACCTGACCACCGACCAAATTGATCGGGCGCAGACCGTAAGGTCCTGCAAGGGTAGGATATGCCATTTAAAACTCCTTAAAAGTTATTTGCCACGTCCGAAAGTGACTTCCGCACGCTTCTCACTAAAGAGTGGCATACGGGCGTCGTTCTCTCGCATAAAGTTGTTGTCCACGGATCTCATCTGTTGATCAGCCATACCTTCGTAATAACCATTACGCTTTCCGACTTTCTCTTCGAGATTCTTGCACAACATAAGGCCACCAAACAAAACTAGTCCATTCTTCGAGGCAGACCCGTCGAGGCCCAAATCAAGAAGCAGTTCTGGATGATCTTCTGCCTTTACAGGCTCCCAACCTTCCCGACGACGCATGGAAACATTTCGTGCATCATCTAAGCCCATTACCATAGTACGAACCCATCTAAAAGCGTATCCGTCCTGTGGATCAGGGGTTGGTATCGACGAGGGGGGAATCCATGGTTGATCATGAAGATCATTTTCACGAGATTCCAGTTCACGACTCATACGATTTTGATTACCCATTACTGACTCCTTCCGTTAATAGCAGCCCATTGTTTTGCATATTCTTCTATAGGTATACCCAATTTACGTGCGACAGCCGCGCCTCCCGGCGGGATTTTCACGGTTTTCGGGGATGCACTTCTAGAAGCTGGCGCAACCACAGTGGATTGCTGTTTTACAGTGCGTTGTTGAGGTTGTTCTACGTTGTCAAACCGGTCAGGAAAGACTTGGCGTATACGCTCATCTAGGCGTCTGTAATATTCGTCCGTGCGAGGGTCTACGCCTTCTCGCATGAGTTTTTTGTCAACAGCATAAGCAATTGCCGTCATCTCATCGTCTTTACCAAACCATTCCGAGTTCTTTTGGAACCAGGCTTCCGCCTTTGGATCAGTCTTCGGTACAGCCGGACTTGAAGCAACTTGCTGCTGTATGGGTTGACTATATACGCTAGATTCTGCCCGTTGTAAAGGGGGATTACGAGAAAGTTCTCTTTTTTCTGCAACCACCTCTGCCATTTTGAGTTGGGCCTGCACCATACCCTCAGAATCCCCAGACTCATAAGCCTCCTTATAAGCCTTTTGAGCAGAAGCCAACTCAGTGTCTAATTTAGATTTGACAGTATCGGTGTATAAATTGGCGCCCTGATCCAGTACCGTCTTGAGCCGCTTGTTTTCCTCCATGGCGGCTTGGGCATACCGAATTGCCTCTTCTTGTTCTTCTTGATACCGCTGCCGATAAGAGCGCTCTTCCTCAAGTTCTTTCTTGAGTTGCTCGTATTCATTGTCCTTGTCGGCCTTGTACTGGCTTAGTTCGTCAGTATCAGCAACCTCAACCTTTTGGGCCTTTCGGGGTGGGGGTGCTTGTTCTTCCCCCTCCACTACAAACTCAAAAGTTTCGTCTGGATCCGACTTTTTTAAAATTTGAGTTTCTTCGGGCAATCCGTCTGGCCCTAGCCCCTCATCGTTTTGCTCTACGCCATTTATTAGCGTTCGCATCTTATTTGCTGCCATAAATCCTCCTTATGCTCGGGTAAACCCTGATGGGTCTTCAATTACACCCTCTACGGTGTCCTCATTAATTAGACGGAATTCATGCCCCCCAATCGTGAACCGAGAGCCTGAATAAGACCGCATCACTACCCAATCCCCTCTTTTACACCAAGCGTGGGCGTAGCGGTTTTTGTCGGTATAGCAATCAGGACCCATAGCAACAACCAAACCAATGTTTGCTGCAACTTCTTCAGCGTTCTTAGTTTGATTAGGAAGAATAATTCCGCTACCGGTTGTTTTTTCCTCAAATACCGGCATAGCAATTAATATTTTCCAGCCTACAGGGACAGGTAATTTGTGTGCGGCTCTTGCTTCCTCGATCTTTTTTAGTGTTAGTTCTGTACTTGGTACGCCAATTCCTTTAATCATCTAGGTTTTCCTTTCTTGCTTTATTAGCGAGTTCTTCAAACATATTTACGGCAACCATCAAGCCACGGATTAAGCCAACTTTTTCGCGGTACGCTGCGTAATCATCAGCCGATCCCATGGCAAGGTCCTCTGCTTGCCGATCTAACTCCTTACGTATTTTTTCTAAGAATATTTCTTCAAATGAACTAGCCACGTTGTGATGGACCCTTTCTTAAGTTAATTGCTGCACGAAACCCCTCTAAAGTCTCCTCAGAAGCAAGTTTTTTATCTTGCTCTTCTTTTTTGTTCTCTATTTCTTCTTGCTTGATGGCAATCTCGGCTGACCGAAGCGCCGCGTCTGACATGTCTTTCTTCAGTTTGCGATCAACTTCTGCGGCCTTGATCTGCAACTCTTCGCGCTGTAGTTGGGTAAGCGGATCTTGTGCCTGAGCCATGGCTTCTTTCTGTGCAACTTCTGCTTGGCTTTGCTGAAGAACTTTCTGAGACGCATCTGCCATGAGGCGAGATAGCTGATTCTCCATGAGCGGGTCCATCTTCGCTCCAAGCGGGGGTATATCAATACCCAGAGACTGCTGTATCTCGTTGCGATACGCATAGCCCAAGTGCTCTGCAATATGAGCCTCCATAGCGCCAGAAATAACCTGTGCATTTGGTGACTGACCTATTAGGGCACGTAGTTTGGGGTCCTTCATGGCGTTTGTATGCACCGTGAGATGGGCCTCGTGATCCTGCTCGGGGAACGCCTTAACAGGCTTACCCTGCAGCACCATGGCGTTCTCGCTGACGGGGTCCCTATACGGAATCTCGTCTTTCTTAGGCACGATCTTGTCTGCATTCTCAAAGCCAATTAGCCGGATCATGCCCCGATGAAGTTCCGGTAAGTCATACAACTCCGGCCTTTGCTGGGATAGTTGTAGTGCTGCTTGGTACTGGAGCATCCGCTGAGAGAACGTTGACGCATTGGGGTCCGATACAGGAATAATGTCTACCCGCTCAAAGTCTGACTCCTTGATCATGCGATCCGGATCGACGTTGTACTCATAGCCTGCCGGTGGGATGACCTCGATGATGGCTTTGAGAAGCCCAAACTCTTTCTTAAGCGTGGCGTGCATACGCGCCTGCACCGCAGACATAATCTTGAGCATCCGCTCAAGGACTGCGAGGGTGGTGCCCACCGGGGTGTTCTGGTCTACATCACCAATCTTAAGATCAGCAACCGCTGCCATACCTCGGCCCTGCTCAACAATCTTATCGAACAAAGACAAGAGCGTCTGGCTTGGCTCTTTATAGGGCAGGAATGTAATGTTCTCTTGGATCTTGCCGCTCGGTACATCAACGTCCCTAAACTCACCCGGCATGATGGGCGTCTCATCGCCCTTGATCCGCATACCACGAGTTTTTAAGCCACCCGGAAGATTGGCAAGTGTTCCAGCGTCAATAAGTTGGCGTAATAGAGAGGTAGCAGACTTAGCATGCCCACCAATAAGGTGGATAAGACCATAGCCATAGAAACCAAATCCAGGAACGTAATCGTACTTGACGTAGTGCATGCGTCGTTTGTACGTTTCATCATCTTCACTCCAGTTACGATAAATAGATAGCACCTGACCGCTGTTGTAATCTACTGTAACGACGTATGGAATCTCAATTTCACCTTCAGCGCGATACGGATCGTTCTCTAGATCCAGATTCACGTTCATTTCAAGCAGCGTGTAGCGGTCATCCTTAATAATGTCGATGCCTTGCGCATCGGCTTCCGCTTTTTTCACATCATCCGTTACAACATCGGGCGGATCTTCTAAATCTACGTCTCTATAAAAGCCCGAGACCTGCATTTTGCGGATCTCGTTCTTAACTTTGCGCATTACGTGAGTAAAGCGCTCACAAGACTCTAAATCTGACGCAGAAAACGGCGCTACAAAGTCTTCAGCCGGAATAAATATGGCTTCGGGGCGTTTAATCGTTGGGTCGTAATAGACTTTCTTAAACGCAGAGCCTGTCAGCGGCAGCGACCACAGCATCCGCTCATGCTCGGTGCGGTAGTTGACCATTTTCTCGGTCAGCACGTAGTTCATATAGTCTTTTACGCGCTCTGCAGCCTTCTCAGCCAGCATATCTTCCTTGCCGAGGATCTTTGCCTTGACCGGACCCCGTGGAGGGAAGGTCTCCATGATGGCTTCTGACTGAAAACGCACTGTGGCTTCAGTCAGTATGGGATGAAACACCCCGCAAGCACCGGGCCAAGGCTCTGTGCGGTTCTCAATCTTGAGTCCAAGCAGGTCTAGCCCTGTTTTGTAGGTCTTTTCCCAGTCTTTACGAGAGCGTTTGTCGTCATCAAAGTGCCCAATAAGTTCTTCAGCCAACTCTTGCAGGGCTGATTCTTCTAAATGCTCTGCCAAATTGGCAGAAAACTCTTTAATTCCGGTTCTTTCTTTACCACGAGGCTCAATCTCAACCTCAATCCCGTCCATTTCAATACTTACAGACTCAGGATCTTCGATTTCAACCTCAATTGGGGGTTCGTTTAGGGCAGCCAAACCTACTGGAGCCTCATAAAGCGCTTTATCAATAGCCATTTTTAAATTCCCTGTCGGTTTTGTTCGTACTTACGAGCCTCGGCTAGTAAATACCGGTTAATCTGGCGCACGCGTTTGCGTCGCTTCCACCATTGTGCGGGGTTTTTTACCGCTCGTACAGCGCTATACCAACGCCAAAGCGCGTACTCTTTAACTCTTACATGCAGGGGGCGCTCGTCAAACGGATCTCTTACTAAAATCCCGCTAATCTGCACCCAGCGTTTTTTCCTCCACTGCCCCATCAGTAGTAACTCCTAGGCTTTATGTCCAGCGGAGTGTCTACTTCGTCACTGTCTATAGGTATAAACCCGCCCTGTCTAAATCTTATAAGCGCCTGTGTGCTGGAATCCACCAAGTCATCATGCTCGCCAGAAGGGAACGCAGCAAACTCCTCAATTACCTCTTCTGCCCACCGTGTCTCGGGCGCCCAGACCACCCCAGAGGCAAACAAATCCGCAATCGCATTAACCCTAGCAATCTTGTCGTTGCCACGCGAGGGAGTGTACTCAGACACAAGCACCCCCATTTTCCGCAGTTCAAACACAAGTGGGGCACCAGCCGCTTTTGCCTCGATGATGCACGCATCAGGCTTCCAATACTGATACTGCTCTAGCGCCTTTTGTTTCAGTTCAGGAAACTCCATCCGTTCCTTTACCGCGTTGAGCAATATGATGTTCGGTTTTTTATACCCTGTATCCGCATCTTCTTGGTAAAACACTCCCCACGTCGTGCATGCGCTGTAGTCCGAGCGTGTATTTTTAGTATACGCAGTATCCCAAGACTGAATGATGAACTCGCACGGTGGTGCTGAATCTCTCTCCCATATACGCCACCAATCTTTTTTGATCAGCGCACCTTCTGCACTCGTGGGGTCCTGCATGTACTGAGCCTGCCATTTGTGAACCGGCAACTGCTCACGCAATACTTCTAACTCTTCTAGGGGCCAGAACTCAGGCCAAAGCGGTGTGCCACTCGGCATGATCGCCGGGAAGTTAATCACTTCCCACGTCTCGCCGTTGCGTTGTAATGAAGACTTTAATACCTGCGCCGTTAGATCTTTCTTACTCCAGCGCGTCATCACGATCACAATCGAACCACCCGGCTGCAGACGCTGCCGTGGACCTGACGTATACCACTCATAAGTCTTGTCATAAATCTCAGGGTGCGTCTCTGCCTGCACAGCCTCTTGCTCAGAGTGCGGGTCATCAATAATCAAAATGTCTGCACCTTTACCGGTAACAGCACCGCCCACACCGATAGCGAAATATTCCCCGCCGTAGTTCGTATTCCAGCGGCCCGCAGCTTTACTATCTGCCTGCAGTTCTACCTCATTAAATATATCTTTGTACTTATCGCTATCAACAAGGTTACGTACCTTACGACCAAACCCAGTAGCAAGTTCGGCTGTATGCGATGTCTGAATTACTTTCTTATGTGGCAGATTGCCTAAGAACCAAGACGGAAACAAATAAGAAGCAAACTCAGACTTGGTATGTCGCGGTGGCATATTAATAATCACGCGCTTAAGTTCTCCACGCATCACTTTATTAAACGCATCTGCCATGATTCGGTGGTGTCTACCAGAAATAAATCCGGGCCACATCTGCTTAACATACTCAAGAAAATCTGCTTTGCAATTGGCAACAGTTTTCCTACGCTCCTTTTCCAGAAGCGCTTCCAAGAGTTGTTCCTTTTCAATCCTGCTCAGGCTGCTCAGGTTTTTTAGGTTCAAATTTCTCAATGAATGGGCTTCGTTCCTTGGGGTCTCCAAAGACTTCCTCCGGGGCTAGGTCAATCGTATTGCGATTAAGTATTTCTTGAATCTTAGATTCGAGAGTCTTATCAAGATCTTCGTCACTCTTATTTTTATAAGTAACTTCAGACTTCTCTGTAAATAGACCAACATCAGAAATTTTGCCAAGCAGTTCAAGCGCTTTGATTCTAATGCGCGGGTCGTTGTCATCAGACTCTATGACTAACTTGTTAGTCACGTAGTTACGCAGTTGTGCCGCTTCAACGACAACCTGATTCTCGTAGTCAGTTAAGAGGCGCCGCACATGTTCTAGCGCACCGGGGTTTTGTTTTATTGTCTTGGCTGTCAGCACCTCGTTGCCCCGAATCACATCGCGTGCTACTGCCATGTCTTGTGGCTCTTCTCCTGTGAAGTCGGCCCCAGCCGCAGTCAGGATCTCAAGCGTTCTGCACGCTACTTCGGCACGCTCACGAAGTGTCAATTTATTGAAGTCCTGATCTTTGTCGTCGATCAGGGGGATTTCGAGGTCGGGTGTCAAAATCAGCATTGGCGGACTGTACTCCCTAAAGTGTCAAAAAGTCAAGTGTGGGGGACTTTGAAAACCCTCATCGTCAAAAAGGGCGCCCCCACAAAAAAATTATATACCCCCCGGGGGTAGGGGAGGTAAACAAAATGAAGGGGGGGGGGGGGGTTAGTGCATACTAACTTATTAGAACGTCAAAAAATTAATATTGTTTGTGCGGATTAGTGTGTAGTGGGATGGGACCCGACACATAACGCTAAGGCGGACTCCCCCGTACGGTGGGGTGCGCTGTGGCAACAACTTGATCCGCGATTGGGGCTAGGAATTCACTAGGTATGAGGGAAGCGTGTTTGCTTGCCTCGCTCGGTGCGATTCGATTCGAGTTAAACCGAGTTTAATTCAACTCAACAGGAGATGTGCAATCATGGCTAAAAACGCCAAGAAAGAAGTTGCAGTAAAGAGCCCACGCGTAGTTCGTGTCCCACAGTTTTCAAAAATGTCCGATGCGGTTGCAAGTACTGCGCGTGTCAAGAAGTTGACCGATAGTGCTAATGCGTTGGTCAACGCGCACAATGCCGAAGATGTAGCAGGAGATGCGGTTAGTGCCGCGCGTCTAAACTTCTTTGCAGAGTGTAAGCAGTCTTATGGTTCCAAGTTCCATGACGATAAGACTGTGCGCTTACAGCCCAAGGTTATATTTTACAAAGCGCACTATGCATCAAAAGGTTTGAATGTAACAGTATCAATCAATGGCTCGCGTGGTGAGTTAAAAGTTGACGCCATTGATGCATCACAAGCGGATCGCATCAAGTCTGAAACTCCCAATGCGGGAACTCGTTGGAATAAGTTTCTTGCATGGTGCGTTGATGAAGTAGCAGGCAAACACGCGGACAAAGATCCGAACAAAAGACAGTCTGGAACTAAGAACAAAAAGACTGTACAAGAGATTGTCCAAGATCATGGGCAAAGATGTTATAACGCGTGCTACAAGAACGATCTCAAGCAGGCAAGCGTTGAACTGCAAGCATGGGCGACCAAGTGGTTCAAGTCTAAGGTCAAGTACGCAGTACCCGCAGGTTCTAAGTAATTAGACAATGCACTTCACCCCGCAGGGCTTCGGCTCTGCGGGGTTTTTTTTCGCCCGCATCACCCGAATCCGCCAATTCGACACCTCATGGTCAGTTAAACTCGGTTTAACTCGCACCAACACATTCCCCATCTCGCACCCAACACCTTCTCCCCCTGCCAATTTGATGCCAGTGACAAGAGGGCGGCGTCGGCAACGGCACTTATCCACAGCAACACATCAAAAACAGCCCAAACCCTTACCGCATAACGCTTTGCGGACTGCTCATTTTTTAACCACTTCGCAACTTTCTAGGCGTGGCGCGGTTTGTACACAATGTCCAAACGCAAAAAAACTTTTGCACATTCAACTTTGGCTTAACCATGCGGGTTTGCGGGTCGAATGTTCAAATGTTCCAATGTACAAAAGAAAATAGAGAGAAGTCAGAAAAAGGTCTGCTTATCCCCCCATCATGCTTTTTCTTATTTTTTGGCGCTCTCTCTATAAATCGTTTGTACATTTGCACATTTGCACATTCAACCCATTTTCCCCTTGCAAATCAAACACTTATCGAATGTACAAAAACTTTTTTCCCGCCATCACTTTTTGTACATTGGAACATTTACAACTCCCCCAATTCTTTTACATCTGCCTTTACACATTTGCACAAACCAATCCCCATGCGCCATCAGAGAATGTTCAAATGTACCAATGTACAAATACAATAAATCCCATCTGCGTCAAATACTTTGAATGTGTCAATGTACAAAAATACTTGTCAAATATATTGTGTTGTTGTCTAATTTATGATATACTCTCCCCTCGGGGGTAGTCCGACAAAACTTCCGCGCTCTTTAACAACCAAGCAGTACAAAAGCCCACTTAAACCGAGTTTAACTCGGAACTAAAGTTGGGTGCAGAGTAGGCGTATCTTGCAAATCGCAAACACGGACTTCAAGCCGTGAATAAGGTGATGCGTAGGTAAGCGGGGACAAAGAATAGGTGGCACACAAAAGCCCGACCCGACTTACACAAACATTGCCAAGCAAAGTAAACCTGATGACGAGGAACTCCCTGCGTTACAAGCGATGTCAAGTAGCAGTATCTCTGCGGGTAAGAATTAGACACGACCCCGAAATCCCCACGACCAACTTCCCACATCCTGAGTCAAATTCATAAAGGCTTATCTGTGCGGTGCGAGGTTGCGGGTTCTTTTTGATCGTTGCAACTCGACTTAAACCGAGTTTAAGTCACTCCGTTGTCATGCCTACTAATTCCTTATCCCTGCCTGAACCTTTCGGAAACCCCGACTGCAACAAAACAGCAGAAGGCAAAAGCCGCAGAAGCGGCAAGCGGTGAGTATTCACCGCCGAATAGGTTGGCGGCGTGGTGGTTTGTGGTTCATCTCCTGTCCATTAAGCAGACCCCCATGCATAAGACCAATCTCTTCGGCGGTGTGTATTTGTCCAAAATGTCCTAATTTTTGTTTTTAGATTTTTAGGACACACACCATTCAACATCTTTACAGGAGAGTAAAAATGAAATGTGAAACAGCAAGTTGTAAAGGCGTAGTAACCCCTGCCCGTCAAGCGGCAGGGTATGCAGTATGTAAAACCTGTGGTGAAAGGAAAGCCCGTATGGTCAAGTGGACAGTCGGTATCCCGTATGGCAAGGGTGCGTACCAATTGATCTACGACCCCGAAGAACTGAAGATGACCAATCAGAAAGAGGTGCGTAAATGACTAAAAAGAAATTGACAGACATGAACCACGAGGAAGCGTTCTTCTACATTCTCGCCTGCTCCAAGGTGTACTTTGATTACGCCAATGACGAGGGGGAAGACTTCAACCCAAAGACTGCGCGGGGAAGGAAGATCATTCACTACGCAGAGTACCTTCACCACTTGGAACAACTAAGCGAAAAACAAGGAGTACCACTATGAACAATAAAGAACTTGAAGTATTGAAACAAAGACTAGCCGCAGTTAAACCGAGTTTAACTGTCCCGTTCGGGAAACCACAACCAACCCAACCGAGACCGACCATGGCACGCATCATGCAGTCATGGACTGTCCAAGATTGGAGAGAGGCAAAGAAATGAGAATCTTTGGATATGTACTAATACTTGGCTTGACCGGTTACTTGATATCTAACTCTACTGTCAACTTGTTGATAGGAAAGGGACTACTATGAGAATCAACCCAACACAACCAATAAACCCAATCTCGCCTGAGTTACCCAAGAAATCCAATGTGGGGGTAAGGCTGTTTGAGTTTGCCTCTGATGTGGAGAAACACATAGGTGATGTGGTGCATTTCAACAAGAAGCCCTGCATCATCGAGCGCATCGGGGAGTTGGTGACCATCGTCACAATGAACGAGCGCAAGTACACCTTCAGCGTGCTACCCCATCAGATCAATTGCGTCATACAGAGAGGGGGAAAGAAATGAGTGAGATAGCCGAATTTCTCAGGGCATTGAACGGAGCGTTAGGGCTGATAGCCATAGCGTTTTGTGTGTACTTCTTGGCGTGCATTTTATCGGGGGGAGATGACAAATGAGAAAGCAACTTCGTTTTAGTTGGGTCACTAATGTAACCACAACGGCGGGGCATATAGCCACAAGCCTTATACCTAGCGACACATTCACTAGGAACTTTATCAACAAGCACATAGGCGTAATGGCGGGGTGCTACGGATTTGATCCGTCGTATCTACAAGGCAAGGCGTTTAACAATCTACCAATCAGTATCAAAGGAGCAAACAAATGAAAACTAATTGGTGGTATGAGTCAGGCTTGGCTGCTCAGGCAGCACAAGAGTTGGTGTGGTTTGTTGTACTTGTGTTTGTGGGTATTGGTGTAGTGATCTTCTTTGATATCAGAAAGGAAAAGAAAAATGAACAACGAAAGAAAGACAATACAAGTTGGTGATCGAGTCAGTTGGCGTGGTGCGTGGGGCAGAGACTTACCCCGCATTGCGACAGTTGTAGCCATGGAGTTGTGCGAACAACCTCGTATGAAATACGGCATATCAACCAACAAGATCTTTTATGTAGACAAAGATCGCACAGTATTTACGCTCGACAACGGCTCTTGGGCGTATGGGTTTCAAATTGAGCCGACTTATTCCTATGAGGAATTAACTAACCAAGAAGGAGTATCAGCATGAGAACAAAAACCAAAACAACTACCGCAATCATTCATGCCCTGAAAGAGGGTAAGTCAGTAGAAGAGATTGCCAAACGAGTTGGTGTAACGAAGCAACGAGTCTATCAGGTTCGTCATGAAGTCAAACAACAAGCAAAGGAGGAAGTCCGTGGTTATGTTCGCAAGACACCGAAGCACCCCGAGAAGTTACAGAAGGTCAAGCCGTATGTACGAGGGGCAAAGAAACCGAGCAAGTCTGATTGGATGCCGACTCAGGAACAGATTGCGGCAAGCGATGTGTTAGCGAGAGCAAGCAGGGCAATTGGAGAGCATAAGCGGATGCACAATGAGTATGTGTATTCTAAATTAAATGAAGCAGTTGCGAAGAACAACGACTTGTTCAATGAAGTGAAAGATCAACAAGCAATCATTAGATACCTTGAAGGTCTTGTCGTTCGTCTTGCTAACAAATCCAATTAAACCGAGTTTAATTCAATAAAAAGAAAGGAAATACACCATGATTGATATGCAAACAGTTTCACTAGCCGAGGCTAAACAGTCTATCCTCGCACTTGGCGCAGAAGTCCCCATCTTTCTATGCGGTGAGCCAGGCATCGGTAAGACCGCCATGGGTCAAGAAGTTGCTACGGAGTTGGGCTATGAGTTTGCGCCCATAGACTGTGCGACTTTGGAGTTGGGTGACCTTGGTACGCCTGATCAAGACAAGCAGAATGGTTGCACAAACTTTCTGCCCAACGCACGGTTTGGTATTCACAAGGGTAAAGATATTGTGATGTTGCTAGACGAGATCACGAAGTCTCCCCGCCCTGTGATGAATATGCTCATGCCAACATTCAATGATCGGCGTTTGTATGACAAGTATTTGACTAAGCCCTCTGTGGTATTTGCGACGGGCAATCTAAGCACAGACGGAGTTGGTGACAATATGCCGCCGCACTTCATATCACGCATAGACTTCTTGTATGTGCAAAAGCCTAATGCAGAAGAATGGTGTGATTGGGGTCGCAGTAATCAAATGAATCCAACCCTCATGGCGTGGGTTATTAAGAATCCGCATTGTATGCAGTCGTACACCGACTTCAAGGATAAGGATATCAATCCAAAAGCACCGCCGAATCCGTACATATACTTCCCGCAATTGCCAAGAGCGTCATTCGTTTGCCCCCGTTCATTGGCACGAGCATCTAAGGTACTTGATAGGCGTGATGTCCTGACTGAGAAAGTTGTCCATGCAAACCTTGCAGGTGTCTTAGGTCGTAGCGCGGCGGCTGATATACAGGCGTACTCAACTGTGGAGAAAGATCTTGAAGATTGGGCAGTCATTGAGCGCGATCCCATGGGCGTCAAAGTGCCTGATAATCCAATCGCTGTATGTATTCAGATTCAGCAGGCGATGATGCGTGCGGACAAGAACAACCTAACCGCAATCGTCAAGTATGTGAAGCGTCTACCCCGCGAGTCGCAAGCGTTGTTTGGTACTAACCTCTACAAGATCAAAGACAAACGGGATATTGCAATACGCAATACAGAGTTTGCTAAGTGGGCAATTGATAATCATTGGATGTTGCCTGATGTTAAGTAGTCGAGTTAAACCGAGTTTAATTGGAAAGGAGTATGTATGAAGACCATACAAATTGCGGTGGAAACTGATGCGATTGAAAAGACAATCGAACAGTTAGATGAAGACAATATGCCAATCCTCATGATCGAAGATGATCGTGATGGGGATAGTGGTGGATGGATATTTACGATAGGAGAAAGTAATGAGCAAACTAACACCTGAGCAGAGAGTATCCAAATCACGAGTTGCTTTGATGACGCATCCGAAATTCTGTGCGTTGTCGGGCATCATGCTGATGGGTAAAGTGACTGTCGAAGAAGGGTGGGGAACTGCCTGTACTGATGGTCGCAACGAGTGGTACGACCCCGAATTCGTCGCTGAACTAGATGATTTGGAGTTGAACTTTGTGGTCGCCCACGAGAACTTCCACAAGATGTTTCAGCATGGCATTGTGTGGAATAGATTGTTTGAAGAAGATCCTGAGACTGCGGGTGTAGCCTGCGATGCAGTTATCAATCTAATGATTGAGGATTGGGGTAAGCCTGTTGGTAACTTTGAGCGCGTTGTAAAGTTTCCGACAATCGGTGGCATCTATGACGAGAAGTACCGCAACATGGATGCAGGGCAAGTCTATCGTCTGTTGAAAGCAAACAAACCTCCTCCGCCGCCAAGAAGGGGCAATCAAGGTCAGGGGCAGGGACAAGGTCAAGGTCAACCGCAAGGTGGAACTGAACCGCCAAGCAATCCGAAGGCTAATACGACAAACCCGTCATCGTTTGATAACCACGACAGGATCACGGAAACCAAGCAGTTGTCGCAAGAAGAGCAAGACAAGTTGAAGAATCAGATCGACCAAGCGATACGCCAAGGTCAGATGCTATCTAAAGATATGTGCAAAAAGCATGGTATCGGCAGAGGGGATTCCGAGTTGAACTTGAGCGAGATGCTTGAGCCGTATGTCGATTGGCGTCAGGTATTGCGGGACTTTGTGAAGTCAACACTTGCGGGTAAAGACTTATCTACCTATGCACGCCCGAACAAGAGGCTGAAACATCTTGGTATATACATGCCTAGCACATACAGCGAATCTGCATCTAGGATTGTTGGCGCTACCGATGTGTCGGGTTCTGTGGATCGTGAGTTGAGCCAAGAGTTTTTCTCGCAGTTGGAATCTATACGCCAAGAGTGCAATCCCGAATTCATGGATGTATTGGCATGGGATACGGCGGTGGAATCTCACAAACGCTTTGAGCGTGACTGTGGGGAAACCATGCTCAATGTCACTATGCGTGGCGGTGGTGGTACAGACCCTGCCTGTGTGTTTGACTATCTGCGGAGTGAGCGAGATGCAGTCCCGCCTGATGCGATTGTCATGCTGACAGACGGATATGTGCCAAGTTGGGGAGATGTCACTGGCATCCCTTGTCCTGTTTTGTGGGTAATTGTTGGTGACAGTAAAGCCATGCCCACGCATGGTCAAGTTGTTTATGCGAAGTAAGTCGAGTTAAACCGAGTTTAATTGAAAGGAGATTTACCATGAATCAAGAAGTCACAAGCATTTCATCAAGCGCAGTATTGGTAGACTTAAACATTGCAACATGGACTGCACGCAAGAACGACAAGCGAGTGTCCGAGGAGATTGATGTAGCCAAAGGTACGAAGGCACGGGCGGGTAACTTCCACAAGAAGTTGTTCGCAGGCAATTCCACGCTAGAAGAGATGCAGAAGTTTGTAACTCAAGTGCGTACCTATCACTACAACAATACCCTGCCTTGGTCGGATTCAGGCACACGCTTGTTGGTAATGGGTCGCTTCATGGAGTACAACACAAAGATGCGAGAGTTTGAGGTTCAGTTTGAGGATCTCAAGACCAAGTTTCTTTCAAATTACAACGACATGGTAAGTGCCGCTGCATTTACACTTGCTGAGTTGTTTAATCGTGAAGACTATCCTAATCCCGATGTAATCACGCATAAGTTTTACTTCAAGTATGAGTACGCACCTGTACCGCAATCGGGTGACTTCCGAATTGACATAGGTAACGAAGGCATACAAGAACTTGTTGGTCGGTATGAGTCTCAGTTTGAAACTCGAGTTAAGACCGCGATGCAAGATGCGTGGACTCGTTTGCATGATTGTTTATCTCGTATGAGTGAGCGTCTTGATTACAAGAACGAGAACGACAAGAAAATCTTCCGCGATTCTTTGGTGGACAACGCCATAGAACTTGTTGATATGCTCAAGTGCATGAACATTACGAATGATCCTGAACTAGAAAAGTCCCGCAAGCAATTGGAACAAGCCATGTTCGGTGTATCTGCTCGTGAACTGCGCGAGAGTATAGACATTCGCAAAGATGTGAAGTCTCAGGTTGACGAGATCCTAAGTCGTATGAGTATTTAATTGAGTTAAACCAAGTTTAATTGAAAGGAGTTAGATATGTTGACATATGATGTTCCTACTATCATGTGCTATGAGCACGCTGATACTTTTATGAATAAAGTTGCGCCTATCCGTGATCAAGGCGGAATACGCCCTCTCGGGCAACGGCGTTATTGGAAAGATCGATGGGTGAAGTTTAACAATGACGTTGTTAAACACACAATTGTAGTCGGTAATTACAACGCACCTTGCGTGTCGTTTTACCCTGATAACCGAATTGAATTTAGCCATGGAGTTTATCAACTTACTACAAGGCAGATTATCAACGCTATGTTTCGCCCTAGATTTAGATGCGTGTATGCCCACAATAGTAAATGGTATCTGCGTGATATGGTGAAGCAAATTCAATACCCTATAACGCGTGGCGACTCGTTGGTGCTTCACTATACTAAAACAGAACAGGGGGTTGATTACGTATTCAAAGGGGAACTTCCGACAGAACAAAAACCTTATGTAATTAAGGAAGTGTACGCACCAATTCTTAAGCAGTACAAAGAGTTTCTAAAGTATGTCGAAATAATGAACAAGTTGGCAGGTGGTGCATATGAGAGAGATGGGTTTCTTAAAGACATTGTTAACAAGGTAGACAACTCAGAAATTGATTCTTTATTAACTTCTGTTGCCAATCACACGATGGAATCTGCACCGGAAGAGTTTGCATCTGCGTTTGATGCGCTACTCTGTAAATGCGCTAGGATCAAATACTATTCACGAGGAGAGTATATATGCACAACCCAAAGCATGAAGAAGTTTATGTATGAGTGGATCAAAACAAAGCATAGTGACGCCATATACGAGATGCGTGATGTACCAAATTTAACAATCGTTCGATAACTAAGAAAGGAAAATGCCATGCAAACTGAAGCCAAACTACACCCTAAACTACAAATTGCCGTTGACCGCCTAAACAAACGGTACTCTGATATTACAGTTAAAAAATATCGCACAAAAGATTGTCGAACGGGGGGACAAAACGAAGACGGAAGTCTTACCACAAAAGAAATGATTGTATCCGTAGAACTTTATACAGGCATATGGGAGAAATCATTTGCTAAATTATCTGTTGATCATACCTATACTCCGCCCACAGATCATACATTTGTGGTTGAGTCTGATCGCATCAACAATCAACGAAGCCCTAAAAATGAAAAGCGTACAGTCAAAGACAAAATCATAGTGAAACTTGTTGATGAGTTTGTTCGCCCGTTTACTTATGCAGATCGTGCTAAAGATATATTGAAAGCAGGACACAGTGCATTGTATTGGCTTGATCGTGAAGTTGAAAGAAAATGTAGCGAAATTTGGAAAAGGATGTGCAACAACGGGTGGTCAGATGTTATTCTTGATTTGATTGACGGTAGAATTGAATGCGCCACTCCTGAATTACGTCAAAAAGCACAGGAACTTCGTGAAGAACAACAAAGATCTAGATGGATTTCATCTAACTGCAATGATGATAAAGGCTCTGCCATGCAAGTAATTGCGTTTCAAATCGGCGGTGATAAGTGGGTACTAAATGTTTATGGTAATGGGCAAGCACCAATTGTTACGCAGTACGATTCATTCGATGACTTACCTGACTTTATTCAGCAGAAGGTGGCGTTGTTGCGTATCGCACCACACAAGGAGTTGCTAGAAGACATTGGGGTTAAAGTTGAAGCAAACTCTTATTTCCTGTATGGTTCTGAGTTACAAGTCTTGAGAAAGCCAAATGACTCCGGAGAAGAAAGTAAAGATCAAGGTAACAAAACTACTTGATAGTTTTGGAGCCTATTGGTTCTATCCCGTAATGTCCGGTTACGGTTCTAGTGGAATACCCGATATAGTTGCTTGTTTTCGGGGGCGGTTCATAGCCATTGAATGTAAGGCTACGCCCAAAGATCAGCCGACTGCGTTGCAATATAAGAACTTGGCGTCTATCAAAGACCAAGGGGGTATCGCCGTTGTTATAAATGTAGAAAATGTGAAGGAGTTAGAAGATGTCATCAACAAAATTATTGACAGTAGACTTTGAGACTTACTACGATAAAGACTATTCCCTAAGCAAGATGACGACTGAAGAGTATGTTCGGTCAGATTTATTTGAAGTAATTGGTGTAGCAGTAAAAGAAAACAACGGTGACACGCGTTGGTTTAGTGGTACTCATAAAGATATTGAAGAGTGGCTAACGCAATTTGATTGGGCGCACAGCCTAGTCCTTGCACATAATACGATGTTCGATGCGGCTATTTTAGTGTGGCGATTTGGCATCGTGCCTTTGGGTTGGATTGATACCATGTCTATGGGTCAAGCACTTCTACCCGCAACACAGTCAAAGTCATTGGCAAAACTTGCCGAGTTATATGGCATTGGCATGAAAGGCTTGGAAGTTGGTAGTGCTATTGGTAAACACAAGCGCGACTTCTCTAAATCAGAATTGAAACAGTATGGGTTGTATTGCTGTAACGATGTAGAACTAACCTACAAGTTGTTTAAGAAGATGTTGCCTGACTTTCCAAGGCACGAACTAAAGTTGATCGACCTTACGATACGGATGTTTGCCGAACCCGTTCTCAGGGTAGATGTTGACTTGCTCACTAAACATTTAGTGCAGATCAAGGACTTCAAAGATAAATTGCTTACCGCGTCTGGGCTGGATACTGAAACACTCATGTCTAACAACAAGTTTGCAGATTGGTTGCGAAGCAGGGGAGTAGAACCGCCAACGAAAGTTAGCCCGACCACAGGCAAAGAAACATTGGCATTTGCTAAAACAGATAAAGAATTCCTAGCCCTACAAGCCGATGAAGATGTAGCGGTGCAGACTGCGGTGGCGGCTAGGCTTGGGGTCAAATCTACACTTGAAGAAACACGCACAGAGAGGTTTATAGGCATAGGGCTTAGAGGTCATTTACCGGTTCCCCTTAAATACTATGCCGCACATACAGGTAGGTGGGGTGGTTCAGATAGCCTCAATCTTCAGAATCTGCCGTCGAGAACAGGATCTTCAGCCCTCAAGAACTCCATATGCGCACCCGAAGGATATGTAATTATTGATGCCGACTCCGCACAGATAGAGGCTCGGATGCTTGCGTGGTTAGCGGGTCAGCAGGATATTGTGGGAGCGTTCTCCACAGGACAAGATGTTTACCGCATCATGGCTTCAGCCATATACAGCAAACCCGAAGAAGATATATCGAAAGACGAAAGGTTCATTGGTAAGACCGTTGTGCTAGGTTGTGGCTATGGTATGGGTGCAGAAAAGTTTAAGAATATGTTGGCACTACAAAAGGTTAAGTTGGAAAAACATGAAGCCGAACGGATCATTCAGATCTATCGCGAGCGTAACTTTAAGATCAAGCAGTTGTGGTACGAAGGTCAAAACGCACTGCCCGCAATACTGAAGAATAAGAACGCCCCTCTTGGTCAGCACAGGGTCTTGATGGTTGAAGGCGCAAGAGGAATCCGGCTCCCGTCAGGACTCCATGTAAAATACAACAACTTGAGACCAACCGCAGACGGTGGATTTGAATACGAGGCTAGAAAGAACGAGTGGGTAAAAATCTACGGTGGTAAGGTTATAGAGAATGTAACCCAAGCGTTAGCCCGTATTGTTATTGGTCAGCAGATGCTCAAAATAGCCGAGAAGTATCGGGTAGTGCTAACTGTACATGATGCAATTGCTTGTATTGCGCCTATCGGAGAACAACACTTGGCAAAAGAATATGTAGAATCTTGTATGAGATGGACACCCGAATGGGCAACAGGCTTACCTCTGAACTGCGAGTCAGGTGTAGGCGCAAACTATGGCGAATGTTAATTTAATAGGAGATGTTTATGGTTAAACTTGATTATGCACCACACTACTTAGAGGCTAAACGGCAGTTAGAAGAAACCTACCAACTAATTTTGAAGAATCAATTTAGTGAAGCGTCGGGTCAGATTGAATTTGCTATTGTAGAATTGCGCATGATGAAAGCCGCAATCAACTCAAATATACCCGATGCCGAATAAATCTCCCTCTTGGTCGTACTCTAGTATCACTCTATTTCACCAATGTCCAAAGAAGTATCACCACTTACGGGTGGTGAAGGACTATGTTGAACCAAAGACAGAGCAACTTCTTTATGGAGAAGAACTCCATAAGGCAGCCGAACTCTATATCAAAGACGGAACCCCGTTGCCTGAACAATTCTCGTTCATCAAATCCCAACTAGATACCTTAAACGCAATAGACGGTCAGAAACTTTGTGAGTACAAAATGGGGTTGACCGATAGCGGAAAGCCCTGCGAATTCTTTGACCAACAAGTTTGGTGGCGGGGCATTGCCGACCTCATAATTATCAAAGATAAGACCGCTTATATCATTGACTACAAGACGGGTAGGAACGCCAAGTATGCCGACTCTAAACAATTAGACTTTCTAGCGATGGCTACTTTTGCCCACTTCCCCGAAGTCGAACGGGTGAAGGGTGCGTTGATGTTTGTTGTGTCAAAAGATTTTGTTAAAAAAGACTATGTGCGTGGCGATTTTCTCGGACTTCTGCGCGACGCTTTGTACCTCTATGTCCCCCTAGAATCCGCTTATACACAGGATGTTTGGAACCCCAAACCTAACTTCACTTGCCGAAACTATTGTGCGGTGCATACTTGCATTCACAACGGAAGGCATTCATAATCTGAGTTAAACCCAGTTTAACTCGACAACTTCTTTATGCCTTATGTAAACAAATCCCGCCCCTACAAGAAAGAGTATAAGCAACAACTTGAGAGGGGCGAACACGAAAACCGCATGGAACGTCAGCGTGCTAGGCGCACCCTCGACAAGAAGGGCGTTGACCGCAAAGGCAAAGATGTGGCTCATGTAAAACCCCTATCAAAAGGGGGTAGCAACAAGGATGGCATTCGTTTAGAATCTCCATCCAAGAACAGAAGTTTTAAGCGAAACAAAGATAGTTCAGTTAAGTAGTACGCAGTAAAACACTATTACAAAAGGCGAAGTGGGATTCCACATTCGCCTGTAAACGCATCTGTAAACACCATGGAAATTGTAAACAATAAAGTATTACTGTTAAATCTCAAACGACCCGAACGGGTTACCGCCGTTATCCCAAAGAGCAAAACGCTTGGAGAGGATAACGGTCTCCATAAAGTCGCGGTTAATTGGGGCTTAGAAGAAGCACAAGTCCTAAAAAATCTCGGCATCAAAAATATCCCCTCACCAATCGTAAGCAACTATGATTTTGCGGGATTGCACAAGCCATTCCAACACCAAATAACTACCGCATCTTTTCTTACGTTGCATCGCCGTGCATTTTGTTTCAACGAACAAGGCACAGGTAAAACGGCATCCGTGATATGGGCAGCAGATTATTTGATGAAGTTAGGTTTCATACGAAGGGTGCTTGTAGTGTGTCCTCTGTCTATCATGCAGTCTGCATGGCAAGACGACTTGTTTAAGTTTGCTATGCATCGTTCCTGTGATGTGGCATACGGTATTCCTGAGAAACGCAAAAAAATAATTAACAGTCACGCAGAGTTTGTGATCATCAACTTTGATGGTGTAGAGATTGTGGCTGACGATATCAACGCAAACGATTTTGACCTCATAGTGATTGATGAAGCCAACGCATACAAGAACGTAAGCACTAAACGGTTTAAGGTTATGCAGAAACTTATTGCATCAGAGCGGTGGCTATGGATGCTGACAGGCACACCCGCATCTCAATCTCCCGAAGACGCATACGGATTGGCTAGGCTTGTGAACCCTGATCGCGTACCAAAGTTTTTTGGTTCGTGGCGAGACAAGGTCATGTGGAAAGTGTCACAGTTCCGGTGGCTACCTAGGGAAAACGCTAGTCAGACTGTTCACGATGCACTGCAACCTGCAATTCGTTTCACCAAGAAAGAGTGCCTTGACCTTCCGGAGATGACATACGAAACCCGCGAGATACCCCTAACCAAACAGCAAGAGCGTTACTACAAACAGATGAAACAACAGGCTCTAATGATTGCGGCAGGGGAAGAAATCTCGGGGGTAAATGCGGCTGCAATTCTAAACAAGTTGCTACAAATATCTGCGGGTGCGGTTTACTCAGACTCCGGTGAAGTTATACAGTTTGATTGCTCCAATCGTTTGTCAGAACTTGATGATGTAATTGCTGAAGCCAGTGACAAAGTCCTCATATTTGTCCCGTTTAAACACGCGATCCATGTCGTTTCAGATTTTTTAACCGACAAAGGCTACTCCAACGAAATCATCAACGGAGAAGTTTCTGCCAAAGCCCGTACAGATATCTTTCGGCGGTTTCAAAGCGAAGCATCCCCCAAAGTTTTAGTCATTCAGCCACAAGCAGCGTCACATGGCGTCACATTGACTGCAGCCAACACCATCATATGGTTCGGTCCTACAACAAGTTTAGAGACATATCTACAAGCAAACTCGCGTGCTCACCGACAGGGACAACACAATCCCGTTACGGTAATTCACTTACAGGGTTCTCCCGCAGAGCAACGCATCTATAAAATGCTTCAATCGAAACTAGATATCCATAGCCAAATAATTTCACTTTATCAGGATCTAACTACTTGACAATGTCAAATTTAGGTTTTAATATGGTTGAAAATAAAAAGAAAGGATGCACACCATGAGCGACGAAGTAGAGGAAAAAGAAAAAGTGACAGAGGATCCGTCTATTGATCAGATGGTCAAAGTCTACATTAAGATTCGTGATCATCTACGGCAACTGCAGTCGGAGTTCGCTGCAAAAGAAGAAGTATTCATATCTCAAATGGAAACAATTCAGAATCACTTTCTTGAGAAGTGTAAAGAGATTGGCGCAAAAAATATAAAAACAAAACACGGTACGATTATTCGTTCCGTTAAAACCGAATATTCAACTAACGATTGGGAATCGTTATATGAGTATATTGACGAGCATAAAGTGCATGACATTTTGCACAGGCGAATCAATCAAACAAACCTAAAAGCATGGCTAGAGGAACATCCCACGCTGATGCCCAAAGGTATGAACGTAGTAAATTCTTATTCAATCACTGTGAGGAGAAGTAAATGAGTGACATCACTTTATTTAGCGGTAACAATGTCCCTGACCATATCCGTAATCGTCAAATCGACGACGTAACCGCATCACTTGCGGGTGGTGGCGGATCTAAGCGTATTTCCATCCGTGGAAAAGTATTTCGTTTGATGGATGGTGGTCAACAGATTGCGGTTAACGAAGACCGTGCAATGAACGTGGTTGTAGTAAATGCCGCCCCGCACGTTTCACGCACATTTTATGAGGGTACATATGAAGAAGGAAAGAACGTTCCCCCTGACTGTTGGAGCGCTGACGGTATTAGTCCCGCCAGCAATGCTCAGAATCCGCAAGCGGCGAGTTGCGCGGATTGTCCACAAAATATCAAGGGATCGGGTCAAGGTGATTCGCGTGCGTGTCGTTTCTCACAAAGACTCGCTATCGTCTTAGAGAACGACATCAGCGGTGATGTATACCAACTAACTCTGCCATCGCAGTCTATTTTTGGTAAGCCTGAAGGTGATCGTATGCCTATGCAAGCGTATGCTAAGTATCTGAAAGCACAGCGCACTTCGATTACTGCTGTTGTAACCGAGGCTAAGTTTGATATCAACTCTTCTACCCCACGCCTAACCTTTAAAGCAATTCGTTGGCTAAATGAAGAAGAACTTGATAACGCAATTAAGCAGAGCAAGTCCCCTGCTTCGTTACAAGCAATTACCATGACCGTGGCTCAAATGGATAAAGTTGAGGAAGCCGCCCCTGCACCGAAAGCAGAAGTTAAAACCGCTAAAGCAAGTGCGGCTACTTCTGAACCAACAAAACGGGAGTCAAAGAAACCTGCCGTAGAAGAAAAGCAGGAATTAAGTGACGTGCTTGCACAGTGGGCAGATGATTAATCAACTCAAGGGTGCGGGGGGTGATCCCCCGCTTACGGCTATGGATATTGGATATACAAAGAGACTTGTTGACCGCATAAAGGAACAAGACACTTCGTTGCCGTGGGTACAACTTGGGTTGATTTGCGCAGAGCGCGAAATTCCTGTGTCCCATGTATCGGAGTTTTTTGGAGTCACACGACAGACTGTTTACAATTGGTTCTTAAACGAGACTAAACCTCAAGAGCGATACTTAAACAAGATTAAAGAAGCCATAGAAAAACTTCGTAAAAAATCTTTTTAAGTGACGCGACATGAACCGACAATTCTTACAGGCTGTTACTGCCGAGGGTGGCTATTACGCTATCGTTGGCATGACCAAAGGCAAACTGCGTGAGCAGATATTTGTCGAGACACTTGATGAAGTAGAAGCGACAGTCGCAGACTTAGCATCGAAAAATCGGGATATCTTCTTTGGGTTGGCAAAGTTTGCTACTCCCAAGGAACGCACTCGCGCAAATGCTACTCAAGTAAAAGCCTTGTGGTTAGATTTAGATTGTGGCGAGGGGAAGCCCTACGAAACTAGAGAAGACGCAATTGCAGATCTTGGTAGGTTCTGCAAAGAGTTGGGTATGCCAAAACCAACTATTGTTAACTCCGGTGGCGGGGTTCATGTGTACTGGCCTTTAGATGAAGCCGTGCCTATCGACAAATGGAGTCGTGTAGCGGAGTCGTTAAAAGCCAAGTGTGTACAGCATGACCTAAAAGCCGACCCTGCGGTTACGGCTGATGCCGCTAGGATTCTACGAATCCCCGGTACGTTTAATCACAAGACCGAAGAACCACGCCCCGTCGATATTATTCTTGAAGGCAAACCACGCCGACTAGAAGACCTGATTGCTAGGGTAGGAGAAGTTATACCTCTCGCACCCAAAGTACGTCGCCCTATGGATGCTGTAACCAAAGCATTGATGGGTAACTACATCAACAAGTTTTCTACGATCAAGAAAAAGATTGACGATGATAAAGGGTGCTTGCAGATAAAGTATTGCATTGAGAATCAAGCAACGCTAGAAGAACCTATGTGGCGTGCCATTCTATCTATTGCTACATTTTGTGACGACGAAGAAACCGCTATCCATGAAGTATCTAAAGATCATCCACAGTACACACCGGAATCAACGGAACAAAAAGTAATACACATCAAGGGGCCATATACCTGCGCAACCTTTGACAAGTTGAGGAGTGGTGGGTGTGAGGGGTGTATCCACAGGGGTAACATAACTTCCCCTATACAAATTGGCGCTGAGATTGCACGGGCAACTGAAGGGGATAACGAAGTTGTTCAGAAAAGTGAAATTTTCCAAGAAGAAATAACATTCAAAATTCCGTCGCTTCCATTCCCATACTTCCGAGGCAAGAACGGGGGTATCTACCGAGAGGCTTTCGGTGATGAAGAAGAACCTTCAATGGTATATGAGAACGATTTGTATTTAGTTAAACGAGTCATGGATGGAGAAGAGGGCGAGTCACTAAGTATGCGGCTACATCTACCAAAAGACGGGGTACGAGAGTTTACATTGTCCCTGACTGAGGCGCTATCTAAAGATGCTTGTCGCAACGCGTTGGCAAAACAAGGCGTAGTGGCTCTGTCTGGCAAGCCAATGGATGCAATTATGGCTTATATAGCCCGATCAACTAAGGAGATGCAAATGACTCAACCGTCAGAAACCGCTAGTGTCAGATTTGGGTGGAGCGATGATGACGATAAATTTATATTGGGTGAGCGAGAAATAGACATCACAGGTTCTATGATGTTTTGTCCCCCGTCTGTTGTAACCCGTAATACTGCACCCCTGCTACGCAAACGGGGTGATCTTGAGCAGTGGAAGAAAGTATTTAATATCTATGCTGAAGAAGGTATGGAAGCCAACGCTTTCGGCGCTTTATGTGCTTTTGGTGCGCCACTATTTAAGTTTACCAACCACAAAGGATTGCTTGTTAATTATGTGTCCAAGGAGTCCGGAACAGGCAAATCAACCATTCTTCGTATGTGTAACAGTGTGTATGGACACCCCGACAAACTGATGCTTCACGCAGAAGATACCAAACTGTCTCGCCTACACCGCTTTGGAGTCATGGCACACCTACCCGTGACCATTGACGAGATTACTAATATGAAGCCCGAAGACTTTTCCGATTTAGCCTACGCTATTACTCTTGGGCGCCCACGTAATCGGATGCAGTCGCAGGTTAATGCCGAGCGTCTTAATTCTGCTGAATGGGCAACCATCATGCTGTCTAGTAGCAACGCGTCTTTCTACGAAAAAATGCAACAGATCAAGCAGTTACCCGAAGGCGAATTGATGCGGGTGTTTGAAATTAAAGTGTTTGGCAATCACAAGATGGACAAGGGGCAGGCTGACGAGTTGTTTTCTTTGATGTTTGATAACTATGGCATGGCGGGGGAAATTTATATACGGCACTTATTACCTAACCTGTCGTCAGTCTTAGACTTTATGCAAAAAACTCAGATTCAGTTTGATAAAGAGATTGCTGCCACAACGAAAGAACGGTATTGGTCATCGGGGGTAGCAAGCATTCTTACGGGTGGGCACATAGCCCAACAGTTAGGGTTACACGACTACAACTTGAAGCGTATCTACGAGTGGGCTGCTGACATGGTTATGTATTCCCGTGCTGATGTTGAGAGTCTAAAACTAGACCACGACATGATTCTTGCCGACTTTATACGGGGACACATTAATAACATTCTTATTATTGAAGACGGTATTGACAAGCGATTAGGCATGGCTAAACCCCCCATACGCGAACCACAAAAAGAGTTAAAGATTCGCCATGAACCGGATACTAACCATACCTATATACCCGTAGAAGACCTGCGTAATTGGTGTGCTCAACGGCAACTGTATTACAAAGACTTAATCTCTGATCTAAAAGCCAAAGGAATCTATGTCAAGGCAGAAAAGAAACGACTTGGAAAAGGTACGGAGATACCAACCCCGCCCTCGTACTGTATTGTATTAGACGCAAGCCGTGGGCATTTTATTGATGTTTTAGATACTGCACCCCCACCACAAGAAGATCAAAATTAAAGGAGAACGCCATGTGGAAAGCCGCGCCTGAAAAAGAACCTAAATCTGATACCCCGAAAGACGTAGTCAACCATCCGCCACACTATATGGTGGGTGG